GCGGGCAGGCCCGCCACCATGGGGCCTCAGGGGCGGGCGTGACGGTCGGCGCGGGCGAACTGGTCGCGGTCGGCGTGCCCGTTTGCGTGGGCGCGGGCGACGGCGTGGGCGATGGTGTACCTGTCTGCGTAGGCAGGTCTGTCGGGTTCCGGGTGGGCGTGGGCAGCGGCGAGTCGGCGGTGGGGGTGGCAAGGGGCGAGTCGGAGGTCGGGGTGGGCTGTTGCGGCCAGAGAATAATCGTGGCGGCCCATGGCGTGGCTGCGAGCGCAATGACGACGGCTGCCGCCAGGAGCGCGGCCGGCCAGTACTTGCGTAGAACCTTCATCTCGTCTCACTCCTCATGGTTTACTCCCAGGCCGCCGTTCACGGGCCGTCACTCACAACCGCACTCCCTCACCCACGGCGCGAGCGACTTACCGCAGCGCGGGCAAATCCAACCCATCCGCTCACGGGGCGGGGGATTCGTCCCTCCCACATTGACGAGACTCCAAGGGCGACTGGCGTTAGGACACCACGGCTGATGTCGCCCTGCCGTGTCCATGCCACAATAAGAACAACTAGAAGTGACTCGTCGTGAGCTGATGGCCCTCACTGTCATCATGGCAAGTCCCGCGCTTATTTTATTCATCCACTTCTCGTAAGTCGACCCAGCGCCAGCCTAAAAGTGCCCATTGCCAAAAGCGCCACCAACGACAAGGCAGTGGCCTAGACAGTCCAAAGCGAAGACTGCCGTCCGCAATTTCTAACCTACTTTGAGTTGAATGAACATGGAACTCTATCGCAGAGACAGATCCGCTGTCAAATAGAGATGCAACAGCGCCTGATTCAACGGTGCCGAACTTGACAAGTGGCTCCATTATGTGAAACAAACCTCACTTCCCTTGTAGGAAAAGACATCTTGCTAAAGGTTAACTTCTATGATATAATGTCCCTATGAGCTTAATTGATGACTATTCTTCTGGTGAAAGCGTAAACTCCATTGCTAATCGGCTAGGTATCTCCTGGCGGGCTGCAAAAGCCATGTTGTTAAGTTATGGTCTAAAGATTCGCACCCAAAACGAACAGGCTATATTCCGCCGTGTCATCAGTGATGAAAAGGTATTATCGTTGCTGAAATCTGGTATGACCTGTGCTGAAATTGCAACCCAGGTTGGATGCGATAGTTCTGCCATTCAGCGAAAGGCAAATCGACTCAATTTCCCAATCAAGGGCGGGAAGCGTGTTGAAAAAACAAAGTTTGTTTTCAATGAATGGAATCATCTATTGGCCTATACTGTTGGATTAATACTTGGCGATGGTGCTATGTCCAATCCCAAAGATCAAAAACATCCTAATCAATATCAAGTTTCAGTTAGCCTAATCAGTTCCGACAAATCTCATTTAGATCATTTATCAAAATTGTGGCAAGGACGGACTATTATTAGAGTTGAAAGTTGCCACCGTATCATTTTAGGTTCCAAGACTTTCCACAATTTCCTCACTTCCATCGGCATGCTCCCAATCAAGAATAGTATGAGATGCCTACCCGCAATACCAGACGAATTTTTCAATTCATTCCTATGTGGTTGGTTCGATGCGGATGGTAGCGTTTGGTTCAAGAACAATAAACGACATCGCCCTCAATTCAACCTCGTCTCAAAAAACATATCTCTTTTAGAAGATGCGTCTGTCAGACTCTTCCGCTTAACAGGTATAGAGACAATCCTTGCAAAAGGTCATAAAACCTATCGCCTCAGAATACATGCACTGAGTAAGGTGATGGCTGTGGCGCAATTTATGTACGCTAAAACACCGCTCTGCTTAGAGAGAAAACGCGGGCGCTTCTTTAGCGTTCCCAAGCAATTAGCGTTGAAAAATATCGTTAAGTAAATTTGCTCCACCACCCGCCACCAGCGCCGTCAGCACCAGGCCGATGGCGGGATGGACGAAGACGCCGGGAAACAGGTTGATGCCCGCGGCGAACACCAGCCCCGCGCCGACGGCCCAGGCGACGTACATGAGCCAGAAGGTGTCCCACTTGTATTTAACGAAAACCGGCTTGACGAGCCCCTCGACCAGCCGGTTCGTGACGGTCGCCAAGAACGCCGCCGTTGCCAGTAATCCTGCATTCACAGACATTTGAGCCTCCTGTTGAGTTTTAAGCTTGCTGTATTACTTATTTCTTCGTCAGTTCGTCAATCCGCGCCAATGCTGCTGTCAATGCGTACTCGGCCCTGAGCCACTTCAGTTCGAGCAGATCCAGCGCCCCCTGTCTCTCTATCTCGCGCGCCTCTTCTGTTTCCTGTTTCATCACAACCTCCAATTTTAAGTTTGACTAATTCGACTCGTGACCTCTGCTGTTTGACTGATTCGACTCGTGGCCTCTGCTTTAGGAATAACTGCCCATGTCGCTGGCCTGCGTATCAAGTGCCACTCAGGCGCGTTGCTCAGGCACACGCGACTTGCATCTGTAGTGTCGTGACCGCGCACATCACACCACGCAATCAACGTTTCTGCCCAGGCCGGGCGAATATTTGTGCTGTCGTCTGCGCGCCAGTTCGCCATAATGCCGACCTAATTTAAGTTTCCCGCCGGGGCCGCTTTGCGACCGCCGGCAGCCGTGCGCTTCATACCTGCCTGAGCGTACTCGCAGTCAGGCTCATAGTACCATTGTACCAAATTTGATAGGCTTTGTCAAGTCTGCTTGACAAATTACCTAAACGGGTATATACTAAAATCGTCAAGAGGCACACAACGGCAGTGGTGGCTTTTTTTGTGCCAACATGACTCCCGCAGTCTAAAGCCGTTTGCCTCTTGACACAGACAAGCGCCCGGATTGCGGGAGTCGCCTTTTATGGAGGTAAAATGTCAAACGCATTAGTTCAACTGAACGCTATTGAAACCGCACTGGCAGAGGCAAAGACGATAGCCGAAGTCAAAAACATCCGCAATCAGGCAGAGGCAATGCGGCAATGCTTTCGTCTGGCAGAGTACGGCCTAGAGATGCAGAACGATGCTGCCGAGGTGAAGTTGCGTGCTGAGCGGCGGGCGGGCAAGATACTACAAGAGATGCGCGAAAGGGGCGAGCTGGCTTCACACGGTGGATCAAGATCGCATGATGCGATGTTGACGTTGAAAGATATTGGCCTCACCAAAGATCAATCTCATCATTGGGGATTGGAAATCAAGGTGCCCCCGGAAAGATTTGAACAATATGTAACTAAAACAAAGACAGAGGGAAAAGAACTGACTAGTGCTGGCTTACTACGAATAGCAAAAAGATTGGGTACCATGACTGTGATGGGTAGCAGTGAAAGTCCCGAATGGTATACCCCTCAGCGCATCATAGATTTGACGCTGGAATTATTCAACGGCACAATTGACACCGATCCTTGCTCTAACAGCAAGACGAACCCGGCGGTTCCAGCCACCTTCTTGTATACCAAGCAAGATGATGGATTAACGCAAATATGGCACGGCGCAGTATATATGAATCCGCCTTATGGCTCAGAGATACCACAATGGATTGATGCCTTAGTCTCCAAATACGAAAGCGGCGAACTAAGAGAAGCTATCGCCTTGCTGCCAGGACGCACGGATACGCGCTGGTTCCAGCCGCTCTATGCGCACCCGATATGCATGGTGCGCGGGCGGTTGCAATTCCAGAACTCGCCACACTCCGCACCATTCCCCTCCGTCATCGTCTACCTGGGTAGCAATAGGATCGGCTTCATAAATATCTTTAAGGAGTTGGGGCCAATAATGGAGCGAGTAGATGAATACCTTTGAGCGCCAACTCGCCTTTGGCAAGGCGGGAGAAAGTCTAATAGCGAACTGGCTGAAACGAAAAGGCCACTCTGTCCTGCCAGTCTATGAGAAGGAAATTAGTGAGGGGAAGGGGCCGCAAATATTCACTGTGCAAAGCAATCTCATTGCACCCGACTTGCTTGCCTTTGGCTGTAAAAGTGACAAGGTATGGTGGATTGAGGCAAAGCACAAAAGCGCGTTCAGTTGGCATAGAATATCGAGCCGCTGGGTAACGGGCATCGATCTCAGACACTATGAGGATTATCTACGAGTCCAAGAATTATCACCCTGGCCCATCTGGCTATTATTCCTACAGCGGGAAGGAAGGGCAAAGGATACGCCGCCCGACAAGGCTGGCCCCACGGGGTTATATGGCGGGAATCTTGCTCGCTTAAAAGAGTGCATAAATCATCATAGTCCAAACTGGGGAAGATCGGGGATGGTTTATTGGGCAGAAGAAACACTTATCAAAATCGCAGATTTAGAGGAAGTCCTCAGCGCATCGAGGGAAACGTGATTCTCATCAAAAACTGCCAACCATTATGTAAGCGATGTAATTCAAAGAAGCATACAAAGATGATCGACTATCGAAATGTAAAAAAGAACATTTGTGTTGCAAAACCTTCACAAAAACAAAACCCAATTCTAACTTAACCTATTGACTTTACTCGCGCGGTATGGTATAATAATAGCAGATTAAGGAACATTAAAAAGCAAGAAGACCAAAGAGCCAAAGACTAGGGAACTAGCCGAAAGCGCAGCGGTAGACAAAGAACAGCACACAGCGAATAGTACCGCAAGCGGAGCGGAAGAGACTAACCGAGGTTAAAGGCTCAGAGGATCGGAAAATAGCCCAAGCGCCGGCGGAGGCGGACGGGCAGGGTCGGCGGGTAAGAGTCCCGCTTTGATAACCAGGACGAGAAACCCAAAAGGAGAGAAGAGAAATGAAATTCCAACGACAGTTGAGCAATGGTAGTTGGGCTGACGAGACTAAACAGGTCAGGATAGACAGATTCATTGGACTCGCCGTAGAAGTGGAACAGTGGCTCGCACCTATACAGAAACGCGAACCCAGGACGGCGCAGGGCATATTCGACGCACTGGCAGCAGGCAAGGAAATCAAATATGACGGACAGTATTGGTACGCTAAAATCCGCGATGCTGATGCCAGGAAGCCGCGCAAGACACGACAACCTGACTATCCCAGCGGGCGGAAACTGGACTGCGGGCATACCGTTTTCAACGCAGTCGAGGTTATGAACGCTTCACATGGCAGTTCCTGCGTGAATTGCTATGACAGGATGAGTGACTGCTAGGCCCACCAGTTAGCGCGTCTGGCGAAAACGCGCAGGGTCAGCGGGCAGAAGTCCTGCTTTGATAACCAAGATGAGAAACCCAAAAGGAGAATAAAATGACAAATCAAGAAAAGGCACAGGAAATTGTAGCACGCACTAGCGGGAACATTCAGGATTGCGAAGATTGGCTCAACGACGGTGACGGTGACGTGATGGGCCTAAATGAGCTCATCGCCGAATGGGAGGAAATTGGCTGCGAATACAGCGCATAAACGCGCAGGCAGCGGGCTTCGGCCCCTGCTGGCCGCTATCTCGACAGCGACATCAAAAACGGCGAAAGTCGGAGAGTAGTCGGAGGATCGCTGTAATACTCCGAGGCGGCCAGGAGGGACTGAGGGTAAATTCAAGCCAATTGAAAAGGAGAGAACAGTGAATACTTTAATACTCAGTGAGCGAGTAGCACTTGGCGCTTTAGATAGAGACCTGGCCGTGATGGTTGAGGTAGATACTAACGTGGCTAGGAAGCCAACAGGCTACTACATATTTCATCAGCAGGATGGGCAATATGCCATTGGCGTGAAGGGAGATGCTGATTTACTACGGCGCAATGGCTTCCTCGTAGATAATAGACTAATTTGATGCCATGGTCAGCGCAGCCCCGCGCGCTCGCGCTGGCGCAGGAACGGAGGAGAGTAATGTATAAAGACGCAACGGTATCAGCAAAAGAAGTCCGCAAAGTTCTCAAAGCAGAGTACCCAAATGCCAAGTTCTCGGTGCGGGTGAAACGCTTCAGCATGGGCTCATCCGTTGACATCATCTGGACAGACGGCCCAACGGAAACGGAAGTAGCCAATAAAACTGCACACCTCAAAGGCGGCGAGTATCTCAACGAATACATCGGCACGCATCGCCGCATCTCCCGTGCCGTAATGATAGCAGCGGCAGAAGCCTGCGCCAGGCGCTATAACGTCCCGGTGCCCGAAGTGCTGGGCGGCGAGCTCAACCCTTATCTCGCCGACATGACGCCGGTGGGGATAGCGAACAGCGAGGCGTTTTGCGGCCGGGTGCACCGGGCAACCTGGAGCACCAGCGTCTATGACACGACGGCCGAGGAAGCGTTTGCGCGGGTGTTCCCATAGTAGCCCGCCCCTCGCCACCGCGCTATCGACGCGCGGCAGCCGCCCCGACGGGAGCCCGTCTGCCGGTGGCAGATACGCAAGCGCCACCGGGGAGGTTGGAGGGAGAGCAATAGCGGTTAAGCCAGCAGTAACGTATAAGTTCATCCGGCAATTGCGCCGACGTGACGGCGACCGAGAGACGGTGACCGAACTAGCAAAAAAAGGAGAAAAAGATGATCATCAAGGACATCCAGATGCAATCCGACCCTGTCCACAAGGCCGCAATGATACACTGCTGCTTCTGGCACATGGCGGCGTGGGAGAAGGCGCGGGCGATGCGCGATGACCTCATAGATGAACATGATCCGGAATGGCCGCATAACCGGTTTTGGAATGCTGTAGATGCAGTCATGGATAGCAAATGAAAACAAGATACAAGTACATTCATTTTGTCAAGATATCTACACAGCACAAAACATCTGTGTGGAGTTGTTACAATAATAATAGTGGTGATGAGTTGGGGCAGGTCCGATGGTATTCACGCTGGAGACAGTACTGCTACTTTCCAGTTGCACGGGCAATCTACAACATTAGCTGTCTAAATGATATTGCTCATTTCATCACACAGATCACATCCCGATCCAACCCCGGCGCTGAGGCAGGAGCGCAACAGCATAAGGAGGAAATAGGATGACTTACCATTATCATGAACTGACATGCCCGCACTGCAGCAAGGTGCACCGGCGGGGATGTAGCTTGGACAATTGCACGACCGCTGTGGTCAGCCTAGAGCCATTTACGTCATTGGACGGCTACGAGGCAGAGCGGACATTATGCACTGAAACCGAAGCAGTTTTCTATATAGACTTCGGGGATAGAAATCTGGAGGTGATATAATGAGTGTAGAGAAAAGATTTGACATAGAGCGCCAATACCGCGACTTAAAGAGTACCCAGGCCCGCCTCAGCGGCAGCGCCCCGCTAGTAATAAGGAGAGAAAAATGAGTTGCCAATATTGTCAAGAGTATGTACCGCACGCTCCGCATACCTGCGGCAAGACACATCTGCCACCACGGCTGCGGGGCATGCATGGTAAATTGGTTGACCACTGGTGGACTTTCTCTGCCTGTGGCACTGCCCCAGACGAAAAATGTAAATACCACTATCCAGTGTACTGCACTACGCACTGGAGGGAGAAACAGAATGAGCATAGATGAAAGACTCGACCTGGAGCGCGACGACCGCCGCCACGAGTCCACCCAGGCCCGCCTCGGCGGCAGGCTCAAGTTCGAGTTTTGTCACTGGTGTGGGCGGCCAGACGGGATGAAGTCGGTGCACCGTGAGACGCTGGAAGTGATGGAAGTGGCAGCGATAGCGCCGTTGGCGTGGTATCGGGAGCGGGGCAACGCAGAGTACTTATTCTATCCATGCTCAGAATGCAACCGGTACTGGACTATCCCAGATGGTTTCATGTTGATGCTGCTGGGTGACGTGCTGGAGTGGCGCGGCACATTGATCGACCCGATGGCCCCCGACTACGAGGCGCTGGCCGCTGAGCCTAAGCCGCGGAGTCGGATCACAGACAGCCGCGAAAGCGCGGGAATATGAGGAGGGAACGATGAAGCATCATCTACGGGATGCGGAGAGACACATCGAACGTGCCATGTATGGCAATAGCGAGCGCTCACAGTTCAATGCATTGCTCGCCATCGCCCACGCGCTGATTGCGATAGCAGAGCGGCTACCGCTGCCCGCAGAGCCGCCAAGCGTGCGAGTTACGCAGGTGCGTGAGGCCGATCGCAAGCGAGAGCAAGGAGAAGATAGCGATGAACTTTGAGATAGTACATATCGGTGACAGCATCCACGTTAGCGTCAATGGCGTTGTCAGTGCTGCGCATGTCAGAAAAACAGGAGCGAGCGAATGGGTTGTATTTGTACCGCGCATGACCAGCGCATGGGATACACTCGAAGATGCATTGAGGATTGTTGCCGATAACCTGGGCGATTGGTGCACCGCCGCAGAAGCCGCCGACTACCTGGTGGAGAAGATGGGCAACTTTGACAAGGTGTCGGCACACGACATCTGCCTGTGGGCACGCAATGGCCTGCTACCCGGATCGATGAAGATAACCGGGAAGGGGGGCGCTGGCCAGGGCGGATCGTGGCGCATCCCACGGTTGGCGCTGGATGCGCTGGCGGAAAGGAGAGGGCGATGATCTGGAAAGTTGAATTGCATCCAAATGGCATGTATAATATCTATGATGACGAGGGATGGTATCTAATGAGTTGCCAAGATGAGCGCCAGGCGCAACTTGCCGCCGCCGCGCCGCAGATGCTGGAGGCGCTGGAGGCTATTCGCGACCAAGCAGAGTGTTACTTACAACCCCTCCGCGCCGTCGGTGTATCACGAACGAGATGGGAAGCCGTAAGAGATCGCACAATCGCCGCCATAGCGGCGGTGAAAGGAGAGGGCGATGAAGAGAACTTGGTTTAAACGCCTGGTTCTGACAAAACTAAAACTTGACAAGATGTAAGTTTTATGTTACAATAAGTCAAGATAGGTGTTGGTCCAAAACGCAAAAACGCATTGACAAAAGGAGGATGCAGTCACAGATGACAACTCAAATGAATCAGGTAAGCAAGTAGGCACGGCGGCAGGGCGGGCTTCCCGGCGGCTGTGCCAAATATCACAAAAAGGAGAGATAGGAAATGAGCAAGAAGCACTGGATTGAGGATGATGCCACCCGCAAGAAGTTCTGGGCCTATGCCAAGGGCGACCTGGGCCTGACTGAGGATGAGGTGCACCAGGCACTTGGCGTCAAATCTACCAGGGACTTTGACGGCGACAAGGCGGCGGCCATGGCCCTGCTCCAGAACTACGCCGCTGGCATCGTGCCCCGCCGCGCACGCGCTGCGTTGACTTTGCAGAAACCGGAGCATGTAGAGGCGCGAGTGATCGCCTTCTGCGACCTCTATACCCCCGGCGGTACGCGGATCGGCCTGACCGCGCGGGAAGGGGCTAAGCCCGATGACCTGGTGGCAACCGCACTGGCACTGATGGATGCAGCCATGTCACTGGTAAACATATTCAACTTTGGTGCGGCTGCGCAAAGGCATACACCGAATAAGCAACCGGCCACCAAGCCTCCCAAGCCATTTGATGGACGTCCCACCCCGCCACCTGCACCGGACAGTGGCAAGCATGCACCGCCACCGCCACCCGCCAGCCATTCTCATCCCGCAGCATCCGCATTGCCGCCCGCCGGAAACGGGCAGGCCCGCCTGCCGGGGCGCGGGCAGGCCTCGGGCGGCGTCATCCAGACGGAGATCATCAAGATTACCGCGCCGAAGGGTAAGCCGGTAGTTGAGTTCTGGCGGCCTAACCGGAAATTCCGCGAAGTCCCCTGGTCACTGGGCGGTGAAAAGTTGATAGCAATCGCGCCCACATTGGCAGCGACGGGCTGGGAAGCGGCACACTTCGATGCCGTTGGCGAGGAGTATAAGCTGGCTGTTAACGTGCATTGGACGCCGTCGCAGCCAGATGGCAAGTACAAGGACATCACGTTGGTGGAATTGCGGTAACAGCAGCCGGGCGGCCGGCCCGCTGCGGCGGCCTGAAAGGAGAGAATAGCAATGGAAAACCTGTACGTAACGTTCAAGATAGAAGTTGGCAATAGCGAGTATCTGTATCAAGGCCAGCGCGGCGAGGCGGAGATGAAGATACAAGTTCCGCGCTCGATGCTGGAGGACCTTGACCCTAGCCCGCTGTTCGGCGGCATACTACTGGCAGCGCTGGCAAATTATGACAAGCCAGACGAGGAGGACGAGGAATGAAAGACGAAGTCGCACGCCTGGCATACCGCCGCAGCGTTGTAGCAGAGCGGAAGGCGCTACTTGTAGAGGCGGAGGCAAAACTGCATGCCTCACCGCTATGGCAACAAGTAGGAGACAGGCGCGAAAGCCTCAACCGGGCAAAGAGTAGACAAACCGATGCAGAAGTTGCAGTACGCCAAGAAGCCATGAAGGTCTTCACAGAGACAGGTGACAAAACGCCTCACCCCGCCGTCAAGGTCAAGATGTACACGGCGCTGGACTACGATGACGGTGATGCATTGGATTATGCCCGCGTATATGTACCGAGGGCGGTAAAACTGGATAAGCGCGCTTTCGAGAAGGCAGCAAAAGTTCTCGAACCGGACTTCGTGACCATCTGGCAGGAACCTCGCATAACCATCGCCCGCGACCTGAATGAATATCTACCAAAGAGCAATGATGGAAGCAAGCGAATTTGAGGCTCAGGCGCTCCTCGCCAAAGAGGACGAGACAGAGCTTTTCCGCCGCCGCGCCGAGATCGCCTGGGTGGCGGTGAACGCCGGGCCTGAAACAAAACGCTGGCTGGCGCACCTGTGGGCCGTCTCCGCGCAGACCGTCAAGCGACTGGCGCAGGTGTGGGACACATTCCCGCATGACGACATCACGCCAGACGTGCCGCTGCCGCTCTACAATGCCGTGCTGGACATAGCCAGAAACGAAGACGGGACTGTCGATGCGGCGGAGGCGCTGGACTGGCTGGAACAGGCGCTGGAGTGGGAATGGTCTCCCCGGCAAGTGAAGGACGTGGCCGGGCTGGCAAAGGGCCGCCATTACTCTGACATCAGATTCGAGGCTGACGTCCCGGTGACGACGTGGGACGTGCCGACAGGAACCCTCGCCGTCACCGGCATGCCGCTCTCCGGCATCTCGCCGGAGCGGGCGCGAGTGACGGTGCGCGAGGTGTTGCGGGAATAGTAGCATGATCAAAAAAGGAGAACAAAATGGGACGCGAAATTAGACGAGTGCCTTCCAGCTGGGAACACCCGAAGGATATCAGGAGCAACTATGTACCACTATTTGATCAAACCTTTGCCGATGCAATATGGGATTGGTATAAGGAACTTGTTGCATGGCAGGTACAACCGCGAGGTGGCTTTTCATTCGAGGAGTGGGTTGGCGCACGGCCTAATCCCGGGGGCTACCGGCCAGAATGGTCAAGGGAGCCTTCCTGCTATCAGATATATGAGAACGTGACAGAGGGTACACCGGTCTCCCCGATATTCATGTCACTGGATGAAATGTATGCCTGGCTCATAAAACGAGGCTTCTCGGAGAAGACATCAAGCAAATTCATCGAAACAGGATATGCTTTTTCAATGGTCTTCGTACTGGGCAAAGGAGTGTCCGGCTTGGGAATTCACAGCCTGGACTTTCTGTAGGAACCATTCACTTGCGTCTTTTAAGGCAGCCTAAAATATGGGTATCCTGGCCCGGGCCGCCGAGGTTTGGACACAAGCGGCTTGGTAGCCGGGGCGGGACGGGATCGCTAGCCTAAGTCCCGTCCCGGCGCACAAAGGAAAGGAGAGATATGAGCAAAATTGAACTAGCGCAGACACAAGAGGAATTAGAGCAAAGGACTGTTTCACTCCAAGTCTTGAAAGCAGCATTTGATCGCGAGGTTGAGGCACGAGTATCGGCACAAACGGAGACAAAGGAATTGCGGCAACAACTGGTGCAGATTCACGAGAATAATGAATACAGCACTGAAATACTGAGAGAGACTAATGATAGATTGGCAGAGACATTAACACGGATCCGCACCGAATTGGAGCACCTACGAGGTGCAAATCGAGAGTATGGGCGGCAACTGAAAGCGGTGACAGACAACCGTGAGTTCTGGTACAAGGAGGCGCAGGACGCCGAGGCCGAACGCGATAAATGGCGCAAGGACTGGGAAAGCGCCACAGCGGAATTATTGAACTCCAAGGAACACCTGGCAACCCTGGACGCCGCCGAGGCTGCGCTAAAAGACTTGCGAGAGCGGCTAGAAGAAGCAATGAATGGGCGCAGTTATTGGTTTAAAAAGTGCCTCTCGCTAGAAGCAGAACTGGAAGAGCCAGTAGTGGTGGAAATCACGGGAAAGGAGATGGTGCAAGCGCTACAGGCCGAGCGCCAGTTGCGACAGGAAGCGGAGAATAATCTCAGGTACATGGTTGAACTCAATGAGTGGTCGCGGAATGAGCTTGGCCGCATGAATAAACGCGCCGAGCTACTAGAACAGGAATGTGATAAGCGGCGAAGCGATTGGGAGGACATCACGTCAAAGCTGCTAGGCGCCGAGGCGCTGGCGCAACTGGTGACGCCAAGACTGGGCGAACTATTAGAGAGACTGGCTTGGTGCACCGAAACAGGAGGGTATCCCGTAGCAGCTGAGCATGGCCGCGAATATGCCGCCAAGATCAGGGAGGCACTAGATGACAGCCAAACATGAATGCTCAGAAGAAGCATACGATGTTACGGGTTGGCATCGCTGTTTTCGCAATGCCACAGTACAGCATGACGACCAATGGTACTGCTGGCAACACGATCCTCGGCGCGTGAGGGCCGAGGCTGAAAAGCGCCGAACGGCCTGGCAAGCCAAGATGGACAGGGAGGACGCCAAGTACGCCCGCATCGCCCGCAATGCAAGGCTGGCCGCGCTGGTGGACGAGGAGACGGCGGCGCTGCTGAGACGACTAGCTAACAGTACCTTTCCGAGTGAGTACGGCGTCGCTCCTGACGTGCGACAAGGCGCCAAGGATCGTAAGAGTGCCCGCGAATTGGTTACGAAGATTAAGGAAGCATTAAATGCTTAAGTGGCAACAGGAATACAGAGATCGCCTCATGGCATTAAGCAGTGAAAATTTGTTTGACGAGATGTTATACGCCCAAGTGCCTGACGATTGGGATGGGGCGTTCACCAACCAGGGACTATGGCGTTCAAAGGAATCTACCAAGCAGATTCGCGATCGGTATATCCGCAATGCGAGGCTGGCAGAACTGATGACACCGGAACTGGCGTCACTACTAGACGGATTAATCGCTCTCGCCAAAAGTACAGATGTACAAGTGCCGGTGCTTCTGCGCGGGCCAATGCTCAGAATGATCGACGATGCCCGCGAGCAGGCCAAGCGCATCAGGGAGGCGCTGGCGCTGGAGGCAAGCGATGAAGGTTAACATAATCAGATTACAAGATAATGAACTTATCCGTGAGCAACTGGACACTACTCTGTTTCTCAGTATTGAATTTATGCTGGATGACAAGCATAGCGTCACTGTCAGGATTGAAAACAGTGAATTGTATATAAGCAGCTTTATGAGCAAGCTCAAAATTACACCGCATGCATCTAATGCTGTCTCAATTGGAGTGATAAAATGAAGAGACCTCATGGCTGGTGGTCCTGCTTCTGGCCGTCGACAACTGACGAGGAGGCACGCAAACTGGCCGCCGTGAAACTGGATGTGCCAGAGGAGCATGTTGAGATACTGAGAACTGGCGGCGGGGTGTTGGCGCGGGTGAGGCAAAAAGATGAGTAACATAACCTATCCTGACTTCGGCCTATTGCTATGTTCCTACCGCAAACAGCATAATCTGAGCCAGCAGCAAATCGCTGAGCATCTGCAACTATCGCGCAACTACATATCACAGATTGAGCGTGGCAAATCGAGCAACTTATCGTTTGCCGTGGCTCAACGCATTCTCAATCTCTGCGACGGGCCACACGGGCAGATTCGCGTGACGCTTGTCCGCCACGTGATGATAGATGCTGCAATTGCCCCAGAGATTGTATGATTGAACTCACAAGGCGTTGAGACGGCGGGTTGTTGCGCTGGGCCGCCGCCGACGGCATTGGTTATGCCGGGTAGTGCTGAGCAAGCCGAACAACTGGGATACAAAACAACATACCGTGAGCATACCGGGTTATTTGAGATTGGCTTGAAAAGCATAGTGCTGGCACGAGAGAGACGAAAGGACACGGAATGACAATAAAGACATATCCTGAAATGAACGCGAAGATCACCGAACTCTTGCGCTGGGACACCGGTAACCCATTGATGGCCTATGCTGCACAGCGCATTGAGGAACTGGAGGCAGCGACTGCCCATCTGGAGCGCCTCGAAGCAGCCTCACGGCGGATGCTAACGCGGGCACTACACGAGAACCGCGTCAGGGATGAGTGCCTGGGGATTGCAATAGTAACATTAAGGAAAATATGGTGGGAACACAATCCTAGTAAGCAGTGCTGGTGCACTGCTGCGGATGCTATCATTGAAATCAATAAGCGCCTGGCAGAACTGGAGCCAGAGGGGGATGCAGAATGAGCACTCTAGTTCATTTCAAGCGAAAACTGAATAGCCTAGTTCTGGAGCAGGTCAAACGGCAGGCCGCAAGCAGTTGGCTTTCGTCGCAGACTATGCCGACTGAGATTGTCGATGCGCTGGTGGCGAAGGTTGAGCGGCTGCAACGAGAGCTTCATGACATGACGATCCGCTATGATGAACGGGTAAGAATGTATAATCAAGCCATCGCCTACGCCGCCACTTGGGAAAGTCCAGGGCGTGGTGTCATAGATTATCCAGAACCAAGCCAAATCCACGAAGAGAAGACGGGCAATGCGGGAACTTAAGCAACTATGCTGCCCCGGCCTCGTCATCGTCTTCATCTTCGCCTGTCTGACGGGCATTGCCTGGGGAATATGTGTCGTCGCAGCGCTAGACAGAGAGGAGCGCGAATGATGACGATGGATGACCGCCTGAACTTCTGCCTGCCCACCAAACTGCTGGAGGCGCTAAATGCCTGGGCCGCCGAGTATGGCCTCAACCGCTCAGAGGCGGCGCGCCTGCTATTGCACCGCGCAATTGGGGGGCAGGAACCCTACCGGCCACCGGCGCTACCGAACTGGCAGACAGAGGCGTGGACGTCCCTGCTGCGCGGCTTGTTCGGTAGTGAGCGCTTAGTGCTCACTACTGAGGTCAAAGTGCTGTTGGTGGAAGCGGTCGCCGCGCTGGACGAGCGCGGTGCACAAGTCATCACGCGCCGATTCGGGCTAAACGGGCCACGCTATACATTGCGGGAAACCGGCACCGTCTTCGGCGTCAACCGACAGCGGGCGCATCAGGTCGAGGTTAAGGCGCTGAGGCGGATGCGCTTCTACCTGGCGCGGAGCGGGATCTGGGAACTGCTGGAGCCGCAACTAGATAAGGAGCAAGCGTAATGAGCGAAGAGGAGAAACGAATTGCCAGGGAACAAAGGATATGGCAGAAACTCGTGGACGCGATGCGCGCCGGAGAGCAAAAGCATGCCGAGCGGCTGGCGGCCGAGGCTGAGCGGGTGAGAGACGAGGAGCAAGAGGAGGCAAAATGATCATCCATAGATACTGGACAACCAGAAGGAAGCGAAGACAACCAAAGAAACATGAACATATGCCATTCCCAATGCTGAAATACACAGTTGCGCAATGGCGCGGATGGTTCCTTTTCGGCATTATTCCGCTATACATTCATTGTATTGGAGTGAAATACGAGCAGACATAGTAACCGCCGCCCGTCTCCAGCGCACCGGTGGCGGGCGGCAAGGAGAGGGAACCATGAACACTAAGCGAGTGATCGCAATGATTGCTATAGTAATTCTGGTGACGCTGATAGTGCTATCCTCGGCGGCGGGCGACAGGCCGGCAGAACTCGACGGATACAGCGCGCTCGAGGTGGGCCTCGGGCTGCTGTTCATCACGTCGCCGCTTTGGTCTCCGCTGGCGATGGCGCTGGCGTTGATGCCCAGGCGCAGGTAGGCAGAGCGGGCGGCAGAGAGATTTGACAAATGAGGCCATTGCGCATCCTGAGAGAGATACTACTTGTCGCCGTCTGGGTGCTGGTGGCGCTGGAGTTGGCGTTCTGGCTCTGGATGCTGTTTAGGATGCTGACCGAATAAAGGAGAGGCATGGCAGATCGACAAACAGTCAAGGCTCTGCGCATAGAAGCCGAGCGCCTGTGGCAAGTGGCGATCGAGGCCAGGCGCGCGGCGGCGGCGAAAGAACGGGAATACCGAGCGGCGCTGGGAAAGATGCTGGATGAATTGATCGCAGGATGTAGTGAAGTGATAAATCAAGGAGGAAAGGACAGATGACACTAAATGAGGTACGCGAAGTTTTAGCAAGTGCAGCTTAATGATGGGGACCTACCGCCCGTCTTTGACGCATTGAGGCGGGCAGCGAGAAGGGGAATATCACATGGGAACGGCAACACAAGAACAGTTTGATATTGGCAAAACACGAAGGCATGTTGAGAATTGGCTCGAATCTCATCTCGGGGGATATATTCGAGTCGGGCCAGTTATCATATACGGATTCAATGCCATGCACATCGCATTGAATATCAGGACGCGGCGGGAGTGGCTCTGTTTTCATCCCACGATTAAATTCTATGGCCGGAAATGGCCGTGGTATTTCTATATCTCACGCAACGCAACGCCGTGGCTGGCAACTGTAATTGTCGGGCCGGGGGTATACGAGCGGGACAAGACGAAAGCCAGGCGCAGGCGACATTTGCTGAAAGTATTGAGAATGGGCAAGTTGACAAATCAACCATAGAACGACAGGAGGAAAGGACAATGAAAGGCAAAGGCGATTTCGCGTATTTACTCATCACCCTGATGGCCTTACTAGTCAACAACGTCTATTTCGCCACGTCAGTGCTGCAAGACCGCCGGGCGCAAGCGGCACGCATCGAGGAGCACGCGGGGCAGGTACAGGCGTTGCTCGACCGGCAACAGTGGATAGTCGCCGGCGCCGCCGACAGTTACCACACTGACGCTTACGCCCCTGGCATTGAGCGCATCGCCGAGCAACAGTTGATTGCCGCTGAGTACCAGATACTCTTGCTGCAGGCTGTCGCGCAGCAGAACGCGGTGATAATTGAGTTGATGATGGCGGGGCCTTGATGAGCCTGTGGCCTATCGTTTGCATTGTGTGTCTGGAATGCGGCAAAAGCATGTCCGTTTTTGACCACGGGCTGGACACCTACGACTACCAGCAAGAATTCTTTGACGCCTTGACGCGCGAGGGGTGGGACGTCCCGGGCAGGGCCAGGGACGTCGAGGCCGATGACGACGGCGTCGTGTTGGGCTGTTGCCCGGAGTGCAAAGAGGCGACGCCTTGATAAATCGGGAGAGGGATAATGAAGTCTCATGTTAAACCAACGGTTGCCGTCATCTTGCTTCTGTCGAGCGTCGTCACCGTCAGCGCCAGACCGGCCTATCACTGGTGCGGCATAGCGATCAGGCGGGCGACGCCCGATGAATTAACCCTGGAGTTGTGGTCGACTTCCCAGGCCACTTCATATTCAGTAGACATCAATTACGCTCGCGCTTCCTGCTGCCCCTGGAACGGACATGAGCAGAATTGGGTCGTCCGCGAGAGGTTCCCGCCTGGCCTCTACGCCCTGCCATGGTCCAACTTCTATGATGAGGACCCGGAGCCGGGAATGGAAGCCTGCATCAACTGGACTTGCCAACCGGAAGCCGTCGTGATATATTGGAGCCAGGACTATCGGGCTGTTCTTGGTTATCTATTTTTGCCGTTGGTGAAGAGATAGGATTTGACAAATTCTGCAAAAGGTATATAATATAGATGATTAACAAACAGTCGTCTGTCCCAAGGCGCAATAACGAGCAGATGCAAGACCACAACTTTGTGTGGGTCGGAGTGTCGTGCATGGTGTCCGCATCTGCTCGCCTGGCCGACCTGGGAACCGGCTCACACAAAGCGGTGGTCTTTTGCTTTGGAGGTATAATGCAGATGCACACAGTTATTGACCCCGTAGGACTAGCCGAACGACACTGGGGCATAAGCCTCAAGCGCGCAAGTCGAGACGAGTACTACAGCCTAAATGGATGTCCATTCTGCGGCGATTCTGGCAAAGGTGAGAAGTCAAATAGATTCCGAATCTTCCTCGATAATTCCCCGCGTTATTGGTGTCGGCAGTGCGCCGCACAGGGCTTCCTCGACACACTGGAGAAACAAGACCCCCTCACGCCAGAACAAAAACGCATATTCCGTATTGAGGCCGAGCAGCGACGGCAAGCGCGGCAACAGGCAGAAATGGAGCGCCGCCTCACGGCGCTAGAACAGATGCACAAGTGCAAAGACCATTTCACCTATCATGAGGCGCTTGATGAGCGGGCATTCGAATACTGGTGGATAGAGGGAATGACCACAGAGACAATTGACCACTACATGCTCGGATATTGCACCAGTTGCCCCATCTACCGCGAAAGTCCCTCGTACACTATCCCCATCATCAACCGTGGCAAACTAGAGAACATTCGCCACCGCCTCATTGCGCCGAACGGCACGGGCAAGTATCGCCCGCACCGGGCCGGACTGGGGTTATCACTGTTCAACGTTGATCTGCTCGACCAGGCCGACAAGCGCATCCTCATAGTCGAGGGAGAGAAAAAGTCATTGGTAGTGTCTCAATCTGGCTTCCCAAACGTCGGCATAACGGGCAAGAAGTCTTTCAAGCGTGAGTGGCTGGATTGGTTTACCCACATCGGCCAGGTGTACATAGTGTTAGACCCGGACGCTACGCAATCGGCCTACAGGCTGGCAGCGCTGTTTGGGCGGCGCGGGCAGGTAGTAGAGATGCCTGTTAAGATAGACGACGCCATCGTGAGATACGGGGCGTCGTCTTTTGACATAGAGAACTTTTTGAGGTTGGCAAGGAGAGCGCAGTGATCAAAGCAATTGAGACAGTCTACAATGGCTACCGGTTCCGCAGCCGCCTCGAGGCCAGGTGGGCGGTGTTCTTTGATACCCTGGGGATTGAATACCAATATGAGCCAGAAGGGTTTGACCTGGGGGAAGCAGGCTGGTATCTACCTGACTTCTGGCTACCAGAGCAAAAGTGTTGGATTGAAATCAAAGGGCGTAAGAATTTACTACAAGAGGAATGGGCAAAGTACTTGGCATTAGGAACAGAAAAGCCGCTATTTACCTTTTGTGGCTCAGTAGAAATACCGATATACCATCTTCCAAATTGGACATTAGAATCGGGCTCTTTTGCTCGTGCATTCTTGCCCCTTGTCAATAAAACAAACGGAGAGCCTATAGGTCAAGTATCTCTTGACCCGCGCCCGTGGATATGGCAACAAAGGAGAGAAGACGGCAGTTTTGTTATTTGGCCGTTCCCAGCATTAGAGCCAGCACGCAAAGGAGAAACGCCTATCCTTACCTTCTTTTTTGATGATGAGCACGGCATAGATATTCTAGCGCCAATGACTAAAAAGAATGGGCGCTCAAAAGATTTAAGAAAAGCCTATACCGCCGCCCGCCAGGCACGATTTGAGAAGGGAGCAAGATGAACCAACTAATTGAAAGCCTCATAGCGCTCAGCGGACAAAAGAGTACCGTAGTCATCCGTAAGTCATTCGTGCAATTCACAGGGAGCCTAGAAGCCGGGTTGCTCCTGGGCCAGTTGCTATACTGGACGCCACGGGCTAGTATCCCCGGACAGTGGATTGCCAAGACTGATGCTGACTTTTCAGATGAGTTGTGTCTGTCCAGTTATGCAGTGAGGAAGGCCCGCAGGGCACTAGAAGACCGAAAGATACTCCAAACTACCATAAGAAAATTCGCAGGTAGCCCCACCGTTCACTATCGCCTCAACCTGAACGAGTTACAGAAGCAGTGGGAAGCGTGGATTTCACAAATGGTTCTTGCGAAATCACAAGAACGTTCTTGCGAATCCACAAAGACTCTTACAGAGATTACAGCAGAGAATACTATAAAGGTTGAAACGAAAGACGTTTCAACGGCTACCGCTGCCCCTGCTGATTCCCCTCTTGCACCAAAGACACCTACAGCGTCAAAGATGTTCACGCGATTGACAGCAAATGCAAGAGCGAAAGGAAGACGTGGCCCCAAGCGATTTCCCTCGCTGGAATGCATGGACAAATTTGAGAGAGCCGCCAAAGCAGTGAACAGTGAATTTGACAAGGCGCTGAAGGCCGCGCTAGAGCAAGGCATAACCTCAGTAACCGGTGTAACTAACTACATCTCAAAATGGGCCGCTAACCTCAAACCCCGCCACCTCAAAGTAGGAGCCTAATGTCGAAGGACTTTCGCGTCCTCATTCACACACCTGCTGAACTGGCTACCGAATATGTAGCCTGGGCCGAGCGCATCAAAGCTGATCCGGGTATTCAATTCGGCGTTCAGACAATAGACAAATATGTTATCCCGATGCGTCCCGGCGAACTGGTGAGCATCATAGCCCGCCCGGGCCACGGCAAGACCTCACTCTTGGCTTACTTCGCCCGCGAGCAGGCCAAGCGCATCATGGCGGCTGACAATTCAGAACGTGAGGCAGTAGTATACGTAACCTGGGAGCAGAGCGCTGAGGAGTTGGAAGCGTTCTTTCAAGCCGACGGAAAGCACTCAATCGCCGACATAGCCTGGGGCCGTGCGGATCTGGAGACAGTGAAGCGGCAAGCGCTGAAACGGGCCGGCGTGCCAATATGGATCATCGGCCATGGCATAGGGCGGGCTGGGATTAAGACCCCGCGAATGACACCCGATGCCGTGCTATCAGCGATTGAGACGATGGAGATGGACTTTCACATTAAGCCAGTCTTGATGCTGTTTGACTACATGCAACTCATACCTGTGCCGAATATTCGAGACCGCGTGCAGCGGGTGACAGAAGTCCCGATCCGCGTCAAGGAACTGGCCCTGCGCATCGGTTGCCCGGCACTGGTGGGAGTCCAGGCCAGTCGTGACGTGGACAAGCGCCAAGAGAAGATACCGGGGATGGCCGATGCGCAGTGGGCCAGCAGCATTGAGCAGACGAGTGACAAGGTCTTTGGCCTGTGGCGTCCGGTCATCACAGAGGAAGCAGGCGGGACATTGAGCATCACCGGTACGCCTGGAATGCACACGATCAATGACCAGTTGCTCATCATACGGATGCTAAAACAGCGTGGTGAGCGGGGCCGCCGCACCTGGGCTATGTACTTTCATCCGGCTTACTTGAAACTGGCGGAACTGGAACTATCTAAGGCGGTGCAGTTTTAGCGGCGACGTGAGAACCCCGCCGCCCCTGAGCCTGTAGCCGCAAGGAGAGAATGAGATGAATATAACGACACTTGCCAGGCAACTTCGGCTTGCTGCCGTGACGAATGTCTTTGAGCAAGGCTTGTTGGACGAGAAAGCCGCGAGAGAGTTGCTGGCCAGGCCATTGTCGCCCGGCGACGGCAGCATGATTTATGACGATTCAGCATTGCTCAGCGATCCTGACGGCCTGAAGAAGATAGCCGGCAGCGTCCCTGAGCCTGTAGCCGCCGGGGCGCGGGCAATGAAAGGAGAAACAATGGCCTGGGATTGTCAAGAGAAATTGAAATCCGATATAAGTCTATTAGTAGATGCTCTTTTCTTGGCTTTGCATCTCACTGGTTTGACGGCACAGGCAGATAAGGCAGGCAGATTACATAAGAATCACAAATTGCTCAGGATCACCAAAAAGGCATGGGATAGATATTCCAGAATACGTTCTGAATTTCAAGAGAAAATTGAAGCATAGCCGCCGGCGCAGGCAATGAAAGGAGAGACAGATGAATTACAGTGATACCGTCGAGATGATAGATTTCCTGAACAATAGGATGCGCCGCCTGGAACCGTGGTACACCTGGGGCGTGACGATCACCCGGGAGAAGTTGGAGCGCTGGGCCAGGCGGCTGGGATGGAAACCGTCATCAGAGACAAAGAGGAGACAAGAATGAAGACACCGCTGGAATTGCTACGGAGAGTCGACGCCCAGGCGCAGGGCGGTCACTTGCGTAAAAGCCTGCGCGATGATGACTTGGTATCGGTATATCTATCGGCGTCCCTGCTCAGGGAGATAGCGGCTGTCTGTAACCGACAGTCGCATGACGACGCTAGAGGGGTCATGGCAAGATCAATCAGAGAGCAAATCGAAGGTGCTAATTAATATGATCGATAACTGGACAGGACTGTACCGCGAGGGCTGGGGCTCCCGACTATGCCCTAGATAGGAAGTGTGACTTTATGCCCACGGGTAAGATGACCAGCGATAGTACCACAACGCTTAGAGCAATGCTTGCGCCCATGGGCCTTAACAGGTTTACCGCAAATTTGGCAGACTTCATCAGGCGATGGCTTTCTAAAGCAATCAGGGCAAGTTCGCTGGCGCTTGGTATAACGCAGAAAGGTCTTGCCACATACAGGGCAGGTATCCGTTTCAGTTCTTGTTTCATATCCTTTGGGTCTTCCGATCTGTGCACAAGGACGTGAGCAATAGATTTGGCCGAGTGAGGCATAGACTTGGAAAGGCTTCCCACAGGTAGGGCATATTTGGGTGATCTTTCCAACTAGACAAGATTTGTAATTGCCTCCACCAAACTTATATAACATTGTATCAGGAATGTACTTTGAGCACAGATTGAATGTTCTCTCAACAGATCGGGCTGTAATCCTGACAAATGGATACTTTTGATTAGCCATCATAGTAACATGAATGTCAAAATTATTACTAAGGGTAGTAGCCAAGACTTCATTTCCCCCTATGGTAAATTGTTTACTTGCAATGCTTATACCTGCCTTGTCCCAAGTGCCGTCATCACAAATAAGACAGGCTAGCGCCACAGGATGCACAAACTGCTGCATTAGTTCATGTGTGATTCGTTTCATATCAGGATAGATCAGCCGATGCAATTCATTGAAACAAGGAGCGGAGATCGTATGAAAGCGGCTTCCTCGATAGGTCTTGCCGTTGCGCTTATCAAGATATTCGCACACTTGGATTGGCCTGCTAAAAGGTTGCAGCCAATCCCACTTGATTTTGAGCCAGTCAGATTGACGCTCAGTATGGTAACATGCTAGATGGTAAGTCCTGCCATTCTTGGGCCTGCTTAGGGATGAATCGCCCAAGAGGGTTCCAAGACAAACTTGGTATTGAAACTCTGTTAATTCAACATTAGCGTGTTTGAGGTTTTTTACTACTCTTGACATTTTGACTTTTCCCGTTATAATGAGATGGTACTATTATACCACAAGTTCCTGCAAAGAACAAGGAGTGACCAATGTTACGTCGGTGCATCAAAACGCTACTGACCTATATTCTGTACGCTATCATCGCCTTCATCATCGGCATCTACGTGCCGGTGCTGCTGTGCGACGTATGGCAGTGGCCGTGCTGGATTTGCCAGTGAGGAGACGATGAGATGGTAGGGCGCCCGCGCTATACGAAGCGCGATGCAAACCAATCGGAGATTGTAGAAGACCTGGAAGGCTTAGGCTTCTACGTCCTCAACCTGGCCGACGTCGGCGGGAAAGTGCTCGACCTGTTCGTCTGCGGCCACGTCGGCGGCGGCGAGTGGCTCTGGCTGGCCGTGGAGATTAAGACGCTCGCCGGTAGGCTCACCGTCAAGCAGAAAGAATTCTTTGAGAGGTGGCCCGATGTGCCGGCGATAGTGGCGCAATGCACGCAGGACGTGTTGATGTGGTACGCTCACGAGAGAGAGGAGAGACAGAGATGAAGCCTATACATTTTAACTATTCAAATAAGACCTTGACACCAAGCGGGCAGGAATACTCAGATAGTGTCACGGACGTTGCTTCGCTGCCCGTCTGGACGGACGGGGAGCAATGTGTCTCGTGCTGGAAAATGACACTTAAAGAGCGGCTATCTGCGCTGATTTTTGGCCGGGTATGGCTGGCGCTATTATGCGGTGAAACGCAGCCGCCCGCTTGCATCATTGTAAGTAAGGAATATTTGGAGGAGATAGATGAAACTCAAAGCAGGTATGACAGTGACGGTCAGGCTTGATGATGAGGAGTTACAATTCCTCATCGTTTACGCCGGCGGCGACGGCAAGGAGCGCCTGAGCCTCAAGGCGCCGCTGGCGCGGTTGCTGGGCGGCATGGGGGTTGGCGACTCGTTGACGTGGCGGGCGCAGGTAGCGGGCGGCGAGACGATGCGGGTGAAGTTGATGAGAGTAGAGGAGGGGCTGGGGAAATGTCAAAATCAAGGATAGAATGGACGCAAGAAGCATTAGAGGAATCAAGCCTCTCCAGTCCAGTGTCTTTTAGCATGGCATTTCATGCAAAGTGGAATTACGTCGAGCCAATGACTCTTGGCATAACCTAGATGGTGATGGTAATGCTCGGCGTCTTCTCCGCAATCACAACAGACCAGGGCGGTTGCTTTCATCATTCTGCCCCTCTTCACCTCATTGCTTACTGCACTGGAGGCTTGAGATTGAACTTTTATGGATGGTGTTGCAATCTTTCTGCGCCTTCTTACTTTGACACGTCTGCATTCAAGACAGACTGCGTCCAGGCCATCTCCTCTTGTTATGTCATTGCCAAATCTAAACTTACTCTTCCAGTTTCTGCATTGATGACACCACTTTAATCCATTTTCAAGATTTGACATGTATTCATCAAACTCAACCCCAATTCTCCCAGCAGCGACTTTCAAGACGCCCATCTTAGAACCCATGTTGACCTCCATTTGATTGTGTGGTATAATTATACCACACGAAAGGAGAATAGCAAATGACCACGAATATCGAGTGGACTCGTAACCCAGATGGATCAAAAGGTGAAACATGGCCTGTCGTGACAGGCTGCTCACACGCTGGGAGCCCAGGCTGCGATAAATGCTATGCCGCGCGAATGGCGGCCACCAGGTTGAAACATCACCCGCGCTACAAGGGACTGGCGACTATCGAGAACGGCAGGGCCAGGTGGACGGGTGAGATAAGATTCAACCGTGATGTGCTAGATCAACCACTACATTGGAAAAAGCCACGTCGAATCTTCATCGCCTCAATGGGCGATCTGTTCCATCCAAGCGTACCTGACGATTTCATCTGTGATGTGCTCTATACAGTGTATCAGGCACCGCAGCATAAATTCCAGATGCTTACTAAGAGACCACGGCGGATGTTGGATTGGTTCAATCGCCCGGAGGCACGCCAGAGCAAGTGGCATAAACCACTGCCCAATCTCTGGCTCGGCGTCAGCGTCGAGAACCAGGCCGCAGCCGACGAGCGGCGTGGATACCTGGAGCAATGCCCCGCCGCCGTCAAGTTTGTCTCCTATGAGCCCGCCCTCGGCCCCGTGGACTGGACGGGCTGGGAATTTGTGTCGCAAATAATATCTGGTGGTGAGAGTGGGCCAGGCGCTAGGCCGTCACACCCCGACTGGCACAGGGTAACGCGGGACTTTTGTCAAGAGAATGAGATCGCTTATTTCATGAAGCAATGGGGGGCTTGGATGCCTGTTGACTGCGGAGACGATCTACCAGAGACTTACTATGCAAATGTTCGGCATAGCATGGGCTGGCCGCCAATGGCCCGCGTCGGCAAGAAAGCCGCCGGCCACTTGCTAGATGGTCGCACCTGGCAAGAGTTCCCGCAGCCTAGCAGCGCGGACGTGATAGAGGAGCCGCAATGTTCCTGACACCCGGGCAAACCGGCGGCCTGCTCGTCTTCTCGCTGCGCCAGCACGACCGCTGCCCGGCGCTCGAGGGCGGTCCGGGCGGTGAGATCCGCGACTTCGACATCGGGCAACTGGCCGAGGCGCTGTTTCAGAGGATTACAGCAAGGCTCTCAAGGGCCACATCTGAGGAGATAGAAAGGGACATTGAGGCAGCATTCCGTGAGGTAAGGGGCAGGAGCACGCCTCGCTGATCTTGCTGGCGCGTTGTGATGGGAAGCTGTTTGAGTGGTTGAATACAGGAGGTATAACATGATGACGAGGACGAGTTCACTGGAAACCATGATACTGCTGTTCGGCACGATGTTGCTCGTCGGCCTAGGCGCGCTGGCGCTGTTGGGTTCGGCGCAAGTGGCGACTGTCCCGGCGATGCGCCAAGCCAGCGAGGTGGCGATAGACTGGCTGCGGCCCGATCAGGTGCACGTTCCTAGCGGCTTGGCAATCAGCATGCATTCTGCCAAGCATAATGAGGAGACTGAGAAGATTTATCAGATGCTCCTGGAGAGCAAGTGCACGGAAGTTGCTAAATTTTGCGGCGGCAGTGAGAGCGAGTTCGCTTATTTCTGCGTAGATCCGATAACTGGTATAGTTGGCGCTATTCTACAGGTTGGTGATGAAATAACAACCGGATTCTATGAACGTGCCGGATCGGGGTACTGGGTTAAGCGAGTGCCGCGTGAAAAGTGGGAGATATGCCCATGACAGATATGGATAAAATGACCGTTGACGAACTGTGGAAAGAGGTTGAGATGTGGCTTGACGGCATTGAGGATATGCTTTCACATAGATGTTATCGACCGCACAGCATGGCGGGGGTATTGTCGATCAAGACGGCAATTTCAGGACATCTTGCCTGGATTGACGAGGCGCTGCTAGAGGTCGAGGCTCGCAGATTGAGACTCGCAAAGGAGAATTGACGTGATATGCGGTGATATATTGCATCTCTCAGGCGCTATCGTGAACGGTAGAGAATGTTCATTCGTCTGCATGCTGGAGGCAGGCCACGACGGCCCGCACCGTGACGAATTCGGGCACGAGGGGAAGTCAATCATCATCACGTGGCGGGATGCAGGTGAGGACACCATGCCGATTGCCAATAGCCGTCACACGTTGCTCGTGCGCCAGATTGAAACGCCAATTCCCGGCATAATCTGAGAGCGAGCCCAGATACGCACATTTCGGCGCAGCATCGCAGAGACCCCTTAGCGCTTGCCTGATAGCCTCATAATGCCGCTCCCCCGGCTCCCGCCACCCGTGCCAGCGCCCAGGCCGCAGCCGCCACGGATGGTAGCCGCGTCGCTCCACGTCGCCGACGACAGTGCACGCGATCCACAAATCGCACGTGGCGCAATCGTGCACCGTCTCACCGGCCACTATCCCGGCGGCGACGTAGAGCCACTGCTGCGTGGCCCACTCTGGCAACGGCGGCGGCGCGGGCGGGTGAAAGTCGCCGGGCAGTGCGTAGCAGATGCCGGCGGCGAGGCCAGCGGCGAGGCAGAGATTTACCATGCGCCTGTCAACTTTGCCAGCACTGCCAACAGCGTGGCGACCTGCGCAACCTGTAGCGCCACTTTCCACAGCCGCTCTCCCTGCCGCACTTGTACATTTGCCATTGCCTTGATCTGTTCACGGAGACTAGTGTGCACGTTCTTGTCGTGCCCGTCGCGCCAAGTCTCCAGCCCCGCTGCTCGCTCGCACAGCAGCGCGATCCCGGCGGCCAGCTCGTTGACGCGGAACTGGAGGCGCTGTAATTCGTCAAGGAGCATTTGATTCGTGACGGCCATGGCGATTCTCCTCAATATCCCAGCAGTGCCTCAATCATTTCGTAAAGTTCTGGTTTCCAATTTCCTGACACTGCTGATGCCCAGCCCGGACATTCCGTTTTGCCTGCAAAAGTGCCCACGTCCATGTGGCCCCGTACCGTCTCCAGTGTGATGCTCATTCTTCTATCGTGAACTGCCCACACCGCCACCCGCGCGGCGGCTTGCAGTTGCACGGCGGCGGGATGGTACTCGTGGAGACGACCGGCGAGACCTACACTTAGATTGCGGCTCTCGAAACCGGTATGATCGTGCCAGCATCCTTCCTCCAGCGCATTGCACAGCAGCACCTCACCAGTCTGAGTTATCCAAATCGTGTAGGGAATACTGGGCCGTCCGCCGTCCTTCCTGACATACCACTGAGCCGTGGCATGCGGGCTATCGCTCAGCGTGTGATGGAATGTCAATCCGGCAATCTGGCTTAGCGGGCGCTGCCACCAACCATTAGACAGTGAGCCGGGGCAGTTGTCATTAGTCGCCAATTCGCTGATGATGTCCTTATTCCAAGGCATGTCATCTGGCACTTTCAAGTATGCAGTGCCTACGAGGGATATAAGGAGAATATCGGCTCCCGTTTGGTTGAGCCGGAAGATATCAGGGCCAGGCGTGCCACCTACTCGCTGCACGTTCGCACGGAGTCCAAAGTGCCCTGTTTTGAGATACACCGGCCCACCATTAAAGTCGTTAAAAAGTTCCTTGATGGCGTTCATTCTAACCTCGCTCTAACCCAATTCTAACTTAACTCTAACCTTCTAACCTATTCTAACCTCGTTCTTACCTTATTCTAACCTTACCGCTGGCAAGAATGCCTGATACGTCACGTCACGTAGCACAGCGTCGTCAATGTAAAAATCTACGTGCTTTAATGGATGGGACGCCTCGCTCTTCACGAACACCGTCAGCGTCTCCACCTGCGCCTGAACGCACCCCGCCGTCAGCGCCATATCATAGACACCGTAAATCTCTCGCGCCTCGCCCCACACGACTGCTGGCCCCAGTGGGTCTATGCCGCCAGTCGGGTCAATCCCCACGCTGAGCCAGTCCTGCGCCCAGGTGATTGGCGTCGCGCAATCAATGTCCAGCGGCGGATCATGCGGCTTAGTAGAGCACCGACTGTACCAGGCATGGCCGTAGACGCTGAAGGCGTAGTAATGACCCGGTTCAACGGCTACTTGTTGTAACAAGCCCCCCTCGTGACATCTCCAGTACGTAAAAAACTGAGTCGCCTTTTCGCCGCTATGGACGCGCCCAGGATCAGGGACAGTTGAGATTACCCTCGCCTCTGGTCGCCCGGTGCGCCAGTCATCAGTGCCAGAACAAAGAAACCCCTCACGCCACCAGGCCGTCCAGCCCTCCGGCGGGGTGATCTCCTGATATTGATTGTGGAATGGCCCTCCCTCGGGCGTCCAATACGCCGTTTCCAGGTGCCAGCCGCCTTCGAAGTTGCCGTTAGCTAACAATGCCTCGCCGGGCGTAGGAGTGGGCCGTACCGTCAGTGCCAATGTCGCGATGATCAGGAGCAAGAGTTTTCTCTTCATTTTACACCACCATCACGATCACGCCAGCCTGCGGGCCTGGTTTTACGTCATCATAGGATGCCGTGCTGTCGCCGATGCGGAACTGGTCGAAGTAAAACAGTCGCGATTCGGAATTAGTCTCTGTCTCATCGCGCCAAGCCCATTTGTACTCGCCGAACGACATATAAGGACCTTTGATGATTTCATTAGAGCAGTTCCCGCCCTCCACATTGAGCACTTCCACGCCGTTGCGCCAGGCTTGGAGTAGCCCATCGCCATTATTATGCCAATCCCAAATGATGTGAAAGACCCAGTCTGTCCAGCCGCCGATATCCGCAGGATCCATCGGCAACATCATCTGAAACCATTCCGTGTACTCATAAGGCTTGCCAGGATCAGACTGGCGCGTATCCCACAATCTCCAGATGCGCCAATAATCCACCAACTCCCCACCCTCTTCGAGCGTGTCGATCGCCAGGGCAACGCACGGCTGGCGGTAGTATGGCCCAGCGTCGGGCGTCCGCTGGACCTGAAAGACGACGTCTGTTAGTTCGGGTGGATCACTTACTAAGTCGGATTGGACATGTATGGAGAAGCCGATCCAGTATTCGCCGAAGATGTCAAAATGAAAGTCTGTGTGCGGAATGCGCGGCAGGAATGGTGTCTGGTCATCGGCTCGGACGACGACCATAGTTCTATAAGCAGTTGGCGACTCGGTTCTGTGTAAATATGCCCGCATTGAGTAAGTGCCGAAGCGAACGGGATGACCAGAAGAGACGGTTTCTGGAGCGTTGCCTTCGCTATAAAGACCCCGGAGGTCATTATCCTCGAAATGCCCACTGCCGTGCACGATGCCTGTTCGCGGCATGTCAATTCTCGCCCCGCTCTTGTTCTGGCGGCGCATCGCCTATCACGACCTGCACCTCGCAGGCCAGCGTAAACGTGCCGCCCGCCAGCGGCATCCACGTCGGCATCGCCGTCAGGGTGCAATTGTATTGCGCCTGGATAGACTGCAGCGCCTGCCAAAACGCGGCGGCGCGCTGCCGGCGCTCGCCCTCGATGAATTGCTTCGCCTCTGTGACCGTCGCTACTCCGCTCATTCTAACCCCCTATGTCAGTATAACCGTCACTGAAATGTTCACCTCACTTACCGCGCCGGAGACGGCGGACACGTCAAATGTGAGGTGGTTCCCCGCCGCCAGTGATGAGTTGTTGAAGCCGCTGGTCACGCTCTCGCCATTGGCATCTGCCACCATATCAGATGACAGTATATTGGTGCCCGCGTCACCAAGCGAACTGCGCTCCTCAATATTCAACGTGCAAGATGTGCCTCCGACGGTATTGCCATAGACTCCTATCACAGTGCAAGCCAGGGGAATACGGATTTGACAATAAGTTCCCACTTCTGGGCTCAAGATGGTAGCCGCAAACGCTCTTGTGCCGCTGAGGCGTACCGTGGCGCTGTTCTCGCGGGTATTGACTGCACCGGCACGAGTGATCCAAAGCGAGGCTGTGGGTGCGCCGCCTGCGATTTGGAAGGGGACGGTATAAGATCCCTCTGCGACCTCGGCCGCCCTCGTCAACACCTGGAAGACAGTATACTTATCAGTTGTCCCTCCATCGTGATCTCTCGTGTCGACTCGGATACAAGCTCCGGCTTCCCCCTGGGCGATTCGACCAGTGTAAGCAGAGTGGACATTAGCACCAAATACGATGATGCATTCATTGGCAATATCTCTGGTACTGAGGCCGGCGTCAATGGTGGAAAGATTCGTGGGCAAGTTTACTATCGCCGGGCCAGTCGCGCCGCCGATCTCGACCCTGGCTGCATTGATCGTAGTCGTCCAAATACCTATCTTCCCGTCGCTGCCCCGCACGAACAACGCATTGGGCTGCCCGACGGCCTCCCAGCGGTGGTCTACGTCCGCGCCGCCTTCATTGAACACGACGACGGGCTGGGCGTTCGTGCTCACGACGCGCATGTATTCGATGCCGCCCGCGTCCACCAGGTGCATCGCCTGCGCCGCGTTGTCTGGCACGGTGACGACGTTGACGCCGGTCGCGCCGCTGAAAGTGATGCCGGCGTAAAATTCAGTTACGCCGGTGCTCCTGATCCTCACTCTGGTCAGTGGAGTGTCGGAGCCAGCGGGTGAAGTCCTGAACAATATCATCCCCGGCATGTCGTCAGTGTCCGGCGTGCCATCAACTTTTACCTGTATGCTCGCCGCCGGTGCCCACGCCACGCCGTCGTGGCCCATCACGGCCAAGTCCCAAAGCGTGTCACCGTCGCTGACGATCGTAGGACCGGCTATGTCCCCGCGCGCCTTCCGGCTCGACCAGTATGGCCCAGTCGCATCGTCAGTATATCTATAACTTAGATAGCCGCAAGTACCTTCGTTGCGCGAGAGAATGTAATCACCGACCATGATGACGCCGTCGGTATGGATGGAGTAATCAGGGTCGGAGATGCCGCCAAAACCGACGTTGGCCTGGAACTGCATCTCCGCCGGGAACACCGTGCCCCAGGCGGGCGTATGCGGATCGGCCCCGGCGATGAGTGCCTGCCCCTCCGCCGAGGGCGCAGCCAGCAGCGACCACGCAGGCGTGGGGTTGGCGATGATCATCTGGTTCTGCGCCATCGGCTGCGGCATGGCGACGCCGCCGCCGCTGCCAGCGCTGCGGCTCAGCGTCAATGTCTTGAACCGCCTGGCCTCGCTCATCGCGCCGCTGTCGGAGAGTTTCCTCATGTCGGCTCCTCTCCCGGCAGCGGTTCGCGCTTGAATTGCAGGCCGTCTGGCGCGGAATACTCGATCTCGCACAGCCAGGAGTTGCGCGGGTCGTCGGCGATGTCGCCGGTGATCTGGCCCGGCCCGACCGGCATGTCGTCTAGATGCGCCAGCCCCGGCCGCACCGCCCACGGCTCCACTTCGCCGCCGTGCACGTTCAGCAAGCGCCCGCTCCGGTAGTGATAACTGAGCGTCGTCGGGCGCGGGCCGTAGTCGAGCGCCCGGCCGCCGTAGACGCCGCACTGATAGCGCGCGCCGGCATCACTCCCCACCCGCGTGGCTTTCTCCAGCACCTCCCACAGCGTCACCGGGTCACCGTCCTCGACCTGGTATGCCACTGCGTTGGCCTCGATGACGCCGGCGGAGACAAACTCCGCTTCGCTCATCGCGGCAGGAATTATCACGCTGCTGATACCGCCGCTACCGGTGACCACCGCGTGTAACCATTTTAGCGTGTGAGAATAGCCGGTGAATAGGATAGACAGGCCATCGTCTTTGTTCGTCTCCATGATCGAAAACTGCTCGGGCGGAAACCCGCGCGGCCAGGCGTGCTCCGCCAATTTAGTCTTGACCGCTGCCTCTGCTGAGGCGTCGGTCATCCCTGCCTCCAACAGAATCGCCTCCATCCTGCCGTATTCGGCTATCGCCTCGTCGTCGGTGAACCATTCTGTCTCTGCCCTGGTCGGCGCGGTCTGCAACACGGCGGCGTCGGCGTAAATCTCGCCGCCACTCGCGGCGGCGGTCAAGCGGACGTAGACGCCCGTCGCCGTGTTGTTGTCACCAATCTGTACCAAGATGACGTCCTTGCCGGTGCCGACGGTCTCGCGTGAGGCTATGATGGAATTATCGGCGGTGTTGCGCACGGCCAGCGTCCAAGTTCCGCTCACGACCTCTACTGTGACATAGCACTGGTACGCTACAGCGGCGGTGATGGTCAGGCCGTTTTCAATCTCTACGCCTTCGCTGCCCGCGTCCGTGACAACGTGCATGCCGTAGGCTCCCTGCGTGCACCAGGTCGTCACGCGCTCGCGGGGCGACGGCGTGCCGACGGCGGCCCAGGCCGCGCTCTCCGCCGAGCCGTCGCTGAATACGTTGTCGCCGATGGTCGAGTAGATGCACCTGACGGCGTTGGCGCAGGCTGGCAGCGAGCGAATGTACGTCTGCCCGTCCAGCGTCAACTCCAGGTCGGCGGCGAAACCCTCCCAGGTCGTGGGGCCGCCCGCGCTCTCCACGATGCGCCGGGCCATGCCATTGAGGTACATCTCCGTCATCGAGGAGCGCGAGCCGTGCCAGTTCCCGGTGGCGATCCAGAAGCCGCCGAGGTCCTTGACGACGTGCCGCCAGTTGCGCAGCGTGCCCTTGACACCGTCGCCGAGTTCGGCGATCAGGGCGTTGCCCTGCTTGACGTTGTCGAAGAGGTTGAGGGCGATCATGGCTGCGTGCCTCGCAATGTGCGGTAGCGATTATAAGAACTCAACATCACAGTGACGTAATCGGTGAGCGTATGTTCTGTCTCTCTCTGTCCGGCCAAGACGATTGAGCCTGCACCCACCGGAAGCGCATACTTATCTGGCTCGACGGTGAGCGCGGCGCGTGGGAGGTTGTCCATGTACGACCAGCCGGCCATCTTGCCGTCAGCGGTCATTACAATCGTGGACGGCCGCGTATCGCCTAGCCAATACTTCACGGCCGCGCCCGTGACGTGCAAGGAACCCTCGGCGCAGGGGATGAGGATGAGACAATCCAGGCATAGGTAGCCGCTGCCAGATGTACGTGAGGCGTGAATCTCAAAACCGTATTGTCTCAGGAAATTAGCAGACAGGATGCCGTGCGAGGGCGGTATGTTCACTGTGCCGAGCGCATGGAGGAACCAACTGGTCGCGGTGACCTCAACGCGCTGCTGGCTGCGAATCGCCGACGTGTAAAGGAAGCCGTCTTTGAGCCGGACGTGGCAGGTAGTGCCGGCTCCCACTTTGGCGCGCAGCAGCACGATGTAGGAACCGCGCTGGTCTTCGTAATCGGTCGTCGCGTTCTGCAATGAAATCTGAAGGCGGTTTAGTTCCGTCTCGTCAGTAGTAAATGTACATTCCGCTCTATACAGGCCATAGGCCGTATCGTCGTCAATCTGTGTATCTGTATCGTTATATCCAACGCCACCGTTTACCGGTTGCCCCAAGTCCCATACCGGCTTGAAGTTTGCCCGGTTGCCGAAGCGATCGGTGCGGAAGCCGAGCCAGAATTCATGTACGTCGCCGTGTACGTCGCCCCCGGGCGCGCCACTGATCACCGTTTTGGCTATCCGCGATGGCACATCACCGTAGACGTTACCGTAGCTTTTCATCGCGCCGTGACAATTCAAGGACGTTGCGATGTGCATATAGAGGGATGTTGCTTCCCACCACGGCGTCCGCTCTAGTGCCAGGTTGTAGCCTGCCTGTAGCCAACCGCCGGGTGCCGCCGGCGGTGCGTAGAATGAGACGCCAGGCTCACCTCGCATGCCAGTGACGAGTGCCTGCCGCGCCTCGCTCTCGTCTGGCATCTGCGCCCGTAGCCAGACGCCGTAACGTTCGGCGGCATCGCCATGCCAGCCGACTTCCCGCATCTTGTCGTCCAGCAGTTGTAACTTGGCCGCCAGGTCGTCGTGGCTGGAGCCCTTGACGTGCAGCGTCATTGCCTCGGGGACTCTAGCGTCGCCCCCGGCGGCGGCCTGCACCCAGCCGTCACGTACCAGGCTGAAGCCCTGCTCGTAGTTGAATAGAGATAGCGAGGAAATATCGCCGCTGAAATCCCCGCGCCTCACCAATTTGACCTGCGCCGCCATAGGTTATCCTTAAGTTGCGGTTCCTAGCTTTGACGCCGTATACTCCACAAACTGCGCTATGACATGGAGCGGCCCGGTGCACTCTGTACCGTCACCCAGGTTGACCGTCATCTTGACTACTACGGTGTCACCGGCGGCGATGGGATAGGTCGCCTCGTTCCAGTCAATCACGCCCGTCGCACGATTCACGATGTCGATCGCCTCATCCCCGCCTGTCAGGTTGAGCGCCACTGCTACCGCTTGCCCTGCGTCGGCTACTGTCTCGCCATCGGCATAGCCACATGCCTGGCCGGTGAAACTGATGTCGTCGCCATCATCTTCAGCGATCTCATTGGCAACCATGTAGACCAGCGTCAGATCCGAGGCCCCGTCCCAGTCGTTGGGAGCCTCGAAAGACGCGAACCAGGTTTCGCCGTCGGTGTCCAGATTGATCGACGGCGCGCCCTTGAACGCCTCACTGGTGGCCGTGCCGTGCTGGCTGTCCAGCGCCAGCGGGATAGCCAGCGTCACCTTCGCCGTGCCGGCCAACGTCAACTCTCCGTCAGGTGCGAAGATGACTTCGTTCGTACCGTCACCAATGCGTACTGAGCCATCGGCCACCAGGTGCAGCACGCCTTCGCCGCTGGAGTGCAGATAGATACCGGTGTCGCGAAAGTGCAATTTCTTGTCCGTGTCAAAGGTGAGACTTGTCCCCCACGTGCGCCCGCCTGATACGATCTCGCCCGCGATTAGCACGGCCGCCCAGTCGTCGTCAGAGCCTGCGCTGTCTACCTTGATGTACAGTGACGTCTCGTCTGTGCCGGCATCGTCCCTGACGTAAATGGAGCCCTTCGCCGCGTCGCTCTGCGGCGAGCTGTTGCCGTCCGGCGCGCCAGAACTGACGATGATCACCAGGTCGGATGAGGTGCCGAGCGTCTTAATCAACTCAAGCGGCGTCATCAGATGATTCGCTTCGTTCAATGCCATCGTAACCTCCTCACATTCGTTCTATGCGCTGGATGCGCCTACGCCGATTCTGCTCTAGCGCCAGCGCCATAGCCAGTCGGTCATTGATAATGTAGTTATATGTATCCCCGCCGTAATTATAGCGGTTGTTCACCGCCGCCCGCGTCTCGGGCGCGCTGGTGGGCCACACCCGGCTGCCGCGCGGCGGGGCCACCAGTTCCGGGCCGGCCTCGCCGATGATGGCCAGGCCGCCGCGGTGGAACATCGTGCCGGCTTGGTGGCCTGGAGTGCCGGGCGGCGGCGATGATGAGGGCGGCCCGCCGCCGCCGGGCGGCAATGAGGGCAGCCCGCTCGGGTAGTGATAATATACCCAGACGTGATATTCACCCTGCATCTGGTTCAACACGTCATTAACTGATGTGAGATGTTCACTCAACTCGTAAGCCTCGGTGGTGGCGAGCCCCATCTCCTCCCGCAGCCCCAGCGTCCTGAGTTCGGCGTCGACTGCCGCCTCGGACATCCTGTACAGGCTCACGTCCGCCACTTCCCTGATCTCGTCGCTCAGGTCATGCGTCTGCGACGTCGCTTTCTCCTGCGCGTCTTTCAATTCCTGCGTCGCCTTGGCGGCCTCTTCCTCCGCCGTCCTCATGTCGCGTGCCGATTTGATCGCGTCCAGGCGCGCGTCCTCGGCGGCGGCGAAGTCGGCTTCGCTATCGCCATATTTGGCGCTCATGTCTCGCGTGGCAGCGACGGCCTGCTCCTGCGCGGTTCGCATCGCGCCCAGCCCCTTCTCGGCGATGGCGGCGTCCGCGCCCAGTCCCTCGAAGCCGCCCGCCGCGTCTATGGTGGCGGTCTCTAGCGCCGACATACCAGCAGCATATTGCTCAATAGTAATTGCATCCTTACCGAGTTGCTCAACCAGGCGATAGCCCTCTAGGGTACGTTGTATCTCTGCTTCTGTGGCTATATCCAGGTGTTGGGCCAGTGCAGCGAGCGCCTCTGTACTGGCTCCGCTCGCCATCGCCATTTTCCATATCTGCGCGTCGTCAAATTCCATCTCTCCGAACGAGCCGGCGACTGTCTTGGCGCTGGTGGCGAGGCCGCCCATCGCGCCCGCCGCTGCATCGAGGGCCGGTGTCATGCCCTCTGCCTCGGCGCGTACCTCTTGGAAAGCACGCCCCAGCGCAATGCTTTCAACGTCATGCATTTGCTGTCGCAGGCTTTCCATCGCACTGCCGGCATCGTAGAGCTCGCCTGTGACGGCGTTGAGTTCGCCGTCCAATATCGCCGAGGCGTCGGCGAGCGTGCCCAGTATATCCTCAGTTTGGGCTGCTTCCACGGCGGCGTCACCGAATTCCGCCCGCAGCCCCTCCATCTCGCGGCGCGCCTCCAGCACCGCGCTTGTAACCCCCGTCGCCGCCTCTGCCACGTCGGCCATCGCCGGGGCCAGCGCCTCGCCAGCCATCGCTTTCAGATCAGCCCAAGATGCGGCCAGCCGCTCGTTCGCCAGCAGCTCGTCGTCCACAGCATCGCCCAGCCGCCCCATCGCCGCCTCGCCTTCCTCCATCGTGGCGGTCATGAAGGCCATTTCGCGGCTCAGGCCTGGCGTTGCGGCTTGCAATTCCAAGATGCGGGCGCGCACCTTGCTTGCCGAGATGCCGAAAGTGTCCAGGCGCGGGATGGATTGATTTGCGAGCATCAAGGAAAATTCGGCTACCGCCGGCCCGGCCTCCTTGCCCATCGCCGAGCCCAGGCGCGTCGCCATCGTGGTAACCTTCTCCAGTTCGGCAGCGTTGGTGGCAAGCCCCATCTGCAACAGCTGGTTGGCGCTCGCCATCATGGCCTGTTCGCTCATCGCGCCGCGAGTGGCGCGGCGCATGGCGTTCAGGTTGTCAGCAGCACTCAGTGCGCCGCCAGAGATGGCCTCAAACGCTCGCTTGGTGCGCAGGGATTGAGCGCCGAGCACGCCCAGTTCATAGGTCGCCTTGGCAGCTATCTTGACACCGGCGACCGAGAGGCCAATACCGAGAGCCTTGGCGATCTTGGCAAGCTTATCCAGATCCTTCCCAGCGGACTTAGTGCCCGGTCCTGCTTTATTGATGAACTCTAGCACCGCCGCTAATTTGAACTTAGCTGCCATCACTCAGTTCCCTCGACCACGTAACCCAGGCGTCCAGTTCTTTCAGGTCGGCATCTGGTATGCCGCCGACGTTCCAGGCCGTGTACTTTGTCGTGCCCATCACTTCGTTGAGCCGCCGCGCAAGGAGCACGCGGCGGATGAACTCGGAAGGTGCGGGATCAATCCCCTTGAGCCACAGGATCAATCCCCGCCGGCTTCCCCCCGCCCGGTTGCGTACTCCTCGATTAGTTCCCAGGTGCGGCGGCGCATCCAGGCCCGCAGCCCCACTGCCTCTGTCTTGTCAAACAGCGCTGCCGTGTCGACCACGGCCAAGTCCCACAGTTCGGCAAACAGTTCGGCGCGAGCTCGCTTGAGCGCATCGGTCAAGTCGGCATCTGGCTTCTTTTTTGCCAGCGCTCCCACCCCTGCATTGTATGCCCGCCAGCGCTCTTGAAAGTCGTCGCTCAGGTTGAGCCATATCTCGACCTCGTTACCCTCCAGGTCGGGATGATAGTCGCCCAGGTCTAGCCTATGACGCAGTATCGGGAACTCGTTGATGATGCTCAGGGTTGACATTTCGTCACGCCTCCTATAGTTGGGCTTAGGCCCAGTAATTTGCTGTCTCATTGACTACCACAATCTTAGGCCCCAGATCGGGATCGGGCGTAGTTTCTTTCGCTACCCGAAACGTGCCGGTGAGAACATCCACGCCGTCTATGTCGCTTAGCGCGGCGAATGACTGCCACTTACCCGGCAATTGGAAGCGCACGGTCTTCTTGGCATAGTCCGTGCCCTCCGTGCCCAGGTCTGGCCCCTCTAGCTTGATCTCCAGCAGTCGCGCAGTCTGGGCCAGCCAGTTGGCGTGCCCAGTGTCTGTACCTGCCACATGCTTAAACACTACGTCGCAGGTGATATTTCCCACCCAGCCTATTTGCTCAACGTTGTAAAAGTACAGTTGACCGTCACCAGTGAACATCGGTATCAAGCCAGTGGTGACCTTGAACGTGAAGCCCAGGAAGGAACCCTCCACTGCTGTGTTGCCCATCGTGCCACCGGCGGCGTCTAGGTAGAGCTTGCTCGGGTTGAACACGGCCTCGTCTACTGCCGAGACAGTCAATGAGGCAAAAGACTGCCCCGGCGTGGCCTGCCGCCCGCGCAGGAGCCCGGCCATCGTGACAGCGGCGCTAGGCCCGCCCGTTACGGTGAACTCGGGACAGAAGCAATACTCGATGTCCCAGCACTCCTCATTATTTCCGGCCTCAACAGTGTACGTCCTGATAGTATTGGCTGAGGTGAGGGGGAGGTCAAAGGTATAGATCAGCCCGCTGCCACCGCCGTCGGCCACGCCGGTCTGCTGTGCCTCAATACCCATCTGGCACAACAGCGGAAATTGCTCGAACGTTAACGGCGTGGCGGCGAGCGCGATTTGAGCGCCCACGCTCACCTTGACGCTGCGATTGCTGCCGCCGAAGGTGCCCGTATCCTCCTCGACGAACTGGATATCGTCCAGGATTTCCGGCCCCGCGCCGACACCGCGCCAAATGGTATCTGCTGCGACGGCACTTCCAGGAGTCCCTTCATCGCCCAGGTAAATCTTCCGAAGTCGTTTTATTCCTGTAGCCATCATTACCTCCTACGTGCTAACTGTCGTGTTCCAAGTTTCCTTGACCGTCAAACTGAATTGAATTCCGGCGAACCACTCGCCTTCATATTCTAGCCCCATCACTCCATCGTCCTCGCCAATCCAGGCCCATTGTATGTCGTCTAAATCATTGAGTTGCTGCGCGTCGGCGAATGCTGCCATGAACCGGCGAAAGAACGGCTCGACCCGTGCCGCCTTCTTTGATACGTCGATCGGGCGCTGCGCCGGCGTGACGTAGAGCCTCATCCACCAAGTGCGCGTTTCCGTAATATCCCCGCTGCCGTAACCCTCGTAAGTCGCCGGGCCAGGGTGGTTCGTGACAGCGGGCAGCCGCCCCAACTTGTTCGGCATGCTGTCCAGGTCGTAGGCTTTCCTCACACCTGCTATGGCACTCTGGATGAGCGCCAATCGCGTCGCTACCGCAGCGATAGTCACCATCGCCTCCGGTACATCGCCGCCAATGCCTGGACATCGACGGGCGCGGCCTGCGGTATGATGACGACACCACCTACCTCTACCGTTGCCATCTGTTCAGTAAACGGCGTATTACGTTGCGCGTAGAGCCAGGCCGCCAGCCGCCTGACGGCGTGGGCCACTTCCTCCATCGGTCGGTAGACATAGACAGTCGTGTCCTTGGCATGCTCCGCCGCCGTCGTGCCGTTGACGCCGCGCATCAGTGTCAACGTTTCGGTGGACTTGTCCCTGCCAATGGCGTAGACGTATTCATCCTCGATTTTCAGCAACATTTGTATCTTGAACCGTGGCTTCAGGCCATAGACGCCCTTGCCGTTCACGTCGGCTACGGTCAGCGTGGTGGCGGCGGCGGTTAGCGAATCGTCTTGCACCGTATCGTTGCTATCCTGCCAGGCGTCGGCCCAGTCCTCGTGGTAACCCCAGATGCCGGTCACGGCGTTAGCTTTCTGTAGTCTGTCGGAGTACAATAGTACCGGCATGTCGCCGTCTGTCTTCATCACCAGCCTGTCATACGGCTGGAGGTTATAGGACGTACCACACATGAGATAGTAGTCAGCGGCGGATACGGCCTCGGCACCGTTCTGTGTAGTAAACGCAGTGATCTCTAGGAGGTCATCGTCTACTTTCAGCCGGGTGGCATCGTCTGGGTGATCGAAGTAACGTATCTCAGAGCGCGGATAGAACTTGCGGCGCGTCGAGCCGTCCCACATCCTGGATGCGACGGTGCAGAAGTTGCGCAGGTCGCGCACGTCATCGGGCGTGCCGCTCTCACCCGTCTCCAGGTCCTGGTACTCGTCCAACGTCTCAAAACTGCAATATTCATTTGTCACTGCACTGCCTTTCTCACATCCCCCGCAGTGATGCGGCCGCCCGCGCCGCTGCCTGTAACAGTGAATAGATCAACTTCGAGTGCGCCTGCTAGCTTGAACGCCGCGCTAGTAGCATCAATGAGTTGCTCGGCCCGTGGCCCTGGCGCTACATAGGCTACGGCCAATCCGTCCTCGATGATACTCTCGGCGTACCAGTCGGGATAGTCCATCACGTCGCCGGCGACCAGTTGCTGCTTGCCGACCCTGTGGCGTAGACCAGGGATGTTAAAATCAGAGAACTTTCCATCTCGTAGAATCTGCACCTTTATCATCTAACCTCCGCGCTACTCCACGTAATATACTATACACCCGTCTACGTATACCGCCCCGGACAACTCCAGGTTCAGCAGTGCTCCAGATGCGGTCTCGAACCAATGGTAGCCAGCGGGGGCGACGGGAAGCACAAAACCGTCACCGTCGGCGGCCAGGCTCATTTGGCCGGTTAGTGCTGTGCCGCTCGCGCCAGATTCGAAGCGCACGTCTACGCTACCAGCGGCTACCAAGAATACGCCGAGCACTTTGATCTTCTTGCCGCTGGTAGCGGCGACGATAGTATTGTTGCCGCTGGTATTACAACGTATCGCAGCGCGGTAACAAACATCTACCGCTAATTGAATAGAGCTCATGTCGCCTCCCGATAGTATGCCCGAAAGCCAAGCGTGTCCTTCGCCGCCAGGCGCTTACCCCGTTTTATCGCCGACAAGCCAACCCGTCGCTTCGCCCAGGCCAGCGCCTCGAGCGGCGGGATCCCCCAGGTCAGCAGCCGCCGGAACCATAGGCCCAGCAGTCCAGCCCCCATCATTGCTCGCTTCCCGCCCGCCCAGTTCTGGCCGTCGCCGCCGACGACGTAGCGTGCCCCGGCGTCGAGCAAGGCGTCCAGCATCGGGCTATTAGGATCGGCGAGAAAGCAACTTAAGGCAAAGACGACGGTGCCGGCCAGGTTGACTGTCCTCAATGCAGTTGCTGTCATTGCTAAGGTGCGGTCGTCACCCAGCCAGAACGATTCGCCCGGCAAGCCGTGTAAGTCGAAGTACAGTAAGTCACGTCCGCTCAGCCGTTGTGGGTCGAGATTATAGACTGAAGCCGGCGGCGAGATCAAAGGCTCAACGCCCGCTGCCTTCCTCGTCACATCTGCGAAGCTCGCGCAACAGTACGCGAATACTCGCATCTCATCCTCGTCGCGCTCGCCGGACGATGACCAAGACAGCCTGGACGAGTCCGCCGAGGGCAAAGATCGCACATAGCAGACAGAAAGCGATGCCCATCAGTTATCGTTATAACCAATGCAGAACCAATCCGTCTCGTCCCACATCAAGTACAGCGCATCGCCCTGGCCGCCAGTGAGCGTCTTGTTTCCGCCCAGGGCAGTGTTGGCCCCGTCGTCGATTATAATCGCGTCGGAGGCATTTTCGTTCGTCAAGACAAGAATCTGCCCCTTGACAGTCCCGCTGTAGACAGCGCAAGATGTACTGGTAGTCACGGCCGCAGCGGAGGTCAACGGCTGATAAGTGCCCGTCGGCGTGATTGTTGCCCCTTCCGTGATGCTTATGGCGGTCTGCGCGGTGAACGCGAGGAATTCAGAGAGGTCGAGTACCGTATCGACTGCCTCGCCGAGCGTGGTGCCGTTCTCGAAAGTGACGTCGCCGCTCAGCGCCGGCGCGAACGTCGCGCCGCTCTGTACATCCAAGATGCCGCCCGACAGTATCTCCACCTCGCCGGCAGACTGCACCTCCAGTTCGCCGCTCAATTCCAATTCGCCGCCAGAAGCCACGACGTACTTATCACATCCCTGTTCGGTGTATACATTGCATTGAGGCGCGCGCGGTACGGCCTCTTCCGCCGGAGCCCAGATTGCGATGCCGGCTAGTGTGGCGGCGAGCGTGCTCACTGCCAGCGCGACGGCGGCGACAAACCTCCACGGTTTCGTCCATTGTTTCTGATTCATTTGTACCCCCTATGGCGGGGCGGGCGTGGGGCCCCCCCCCCCCGACTTTTTTTGCCCCCCGCCCCCCCCCCCCCGCCCGTAGTTGTTTCCACACCGGCTATCCGGTGAAGTAGTATTGGTTGCCGCTGGGGAAGTAGTCGGTGCTCTGCGTCGGCGGCAATTCCCCGTACATCTCCAGCAAGTAGACGATCGTGGCATAGTCGCTGCCGCTCACGGCCCCCACTTTCGTGGTGAGGAAGTGGTGGTCAAGGCTCATCCGTGACACCTCGATCGTGATGACGACGAACTCGCCCTCGTCGGTGGCGGTGCAGGTATGCTTGTAGTACGAGCTGCTCAGCGCGTCCTCTGTGCCATCTACCGCCTCCGCCTCATACAACTGGAATGTGATGGCGTCCGCCAGCGTGCCGATGTGAAGCAGAACGTGCACCCGCTCAGCACCCGAAACATCGATGTAAGAGCCCGACGCAGGATAATACTCGTCATTGACGAGCACATCCTCCAGGTCGTGGCTGGCGCTGTCGGCGGCTTCGGTGTGCCCGCTGACAAACTTGTACTTGGAACTCAGTAAACTTCCGCTCATTGTCATTTCCTCCTAACCTAACTTACTCTAACCTAGCTCGCAGCAACTTCTTGGACCGCGAATTTCCACGGCTCAATCACACGTCCGCCCAACCGGCGGCGGATGTGGAATTGCACCAGGTTGATCCCGGTATTGCTATCGTTATAGCGCTGGATAGCCATACCCAGGCGTTCGACGATTGCGTATCCTGACATATCGCCATAAATGAGAGGGAAATACCCGGCAGTCACGTCGGGCATACTCTCGCTCTCACGCCACGTAGCGCCCAAGAACTTCTCGCCTACATTCAGGTCGTCTACGAAGTAGCGACCCATCCCATCGGTCATCGTCTCAATATCCGCGCCGGTATCAGAGTTGCCGATCAGGGTAGCCCTGCCGGCTGCGCGGTACTGTGACTGGATGCCGCGCTTGAGCAGTTTCAGGCCGTCCATCGCTATTTCCGATGCATGGCCCGAGACTACCTCTGTCAGCGCGTCGGCGTTCGCACCGCTCCCTGCCGTGCCGGGCAGGAGGCCGCGCGGCTTCCCTGCGCCGTCCCCGGTCAGGCAAACCGTGTCCTCGTCGATCGCCATCGTGTCGGCGACCAGGCTGGTGAACACCTGTACCAGGTTCACGGCGTCCTCTAGCAATGATACGCTAAAATTCACCTTATAGGTATAGACGTTCACCGGGATGTCCAATTCTCCGAGCTTGAAGTCGTCCGCCGTCGGCGACTGAGTCTCGGTTCCCCACAGGCCGCGCATGGCAGTTGGATATTGGCTCCCACCTCCGGTTAACCGCAGCCATTTGACCATGTTGCTCGCAGACTGGATGATCAGCGCGCCGCCCTCTCGCACGGCGGTGAGACCCCTCATCCGTGCGATGATGTTACTCATCACGTGCGGTGGCACTGCGAAGCCGCCCAGGATGTCAGTCCCCTCAACCATCGTGGCCTTGATCTCGGCGACGCTTAGGCCGCTCTTGAGCATGTCCACTACGTCGGTGGAACTCCACATCTGCCGCTGCCCGCGCGCTATCATACCATAGGGATCGCGCATGTAGGCCTTGAGGCCCTGTTCCTGCTCCCAGAACTTCTGCCGGTAGTCATCGCCGTAAATCTCGCGCATCACCAGCGACGTCGGCTCATCGGTGACGCCAAAGCGCAAGATAGTTACAGCCTTCACTACAGCGGCATCGTGCTCTGCCTGCGTCGGCGCGGGCGTCGGCGCCGGATCCGGGCCGGTCGGCAGGGCGGCGGGCAACTGCGGCTCTGCGATCGCGCCGAGGCTACTCGCCACGGCCTTCATCGCCTCGGCCCGCTCTTGCAACTGTGCCGCGTCAGCCTGAAGCGCTTTGATCTGCTCCATGTCCGGCGCGTCGCCCTCAAGCAACGCCTTGGCGGCAATCAGCTTCTCTTTTGCTTGTTTGAAAAACTTTTCCCACTCGTTCATTAGTTTACCTCCGCTAGTTCAATCTCTTGTAATGCTAACTCAATCTCGGCCTGCATCTTCTCCGCCTCTGCCTTCTGGCAACCGGCCCCCGCCGGTTCTCCGCCTTCATCCAGTTGCGGGAGGTCTAGGCCGGCGGCTTTGTACGCCGCCTTCACCTGGTCAACCGGCAACAGCCGGAACTGTGCCGGAATGGGTGTCAACGTATCCTCGATGACGGGGAAAGATTCCAGCCGCCCGTCACTGTGGCGTTTTACGAGATGTGGCGCGCTGCCGGGTGAGTAATATAGCGCCTCGGCATCCAGCAGCGGCTTGACCATCTGCCAGTATTTTCCGGATGTGTCAAGCCAATCCTCTACCCACACGCCGGTATCGCGCACCTCTGCCTTGACGCGATGTCCCATCACGGCCAGGCCGATGTCCTGGTCGAGCCCGTGATGGAACAGGGCTGGGACAGACTTGTATTCGTCCAGCCCCAGCCACGTTTCAGGCGTGAAATATTCTTTTTGCAGATCGCGGTGCCGGGCATCGCCAAATAGCAGCAAGGGGCCGCCCACGACGATGCCGCCGTTTTCCTCGCGCAGGGTCTTGACGGCAAGCGGCTTGTCCTCCAGCGCTGCTTCACGTTCCATTATTGCTTTATAGGCTGCTACTAACTCTTCCAAGCGCACTTTTACACCGTCAATCTCTACCGTGTCCATTGATTTGCCTCCCTCGCGCTTGACCCACTTGCCATCCTCAATCTGGTGTGATTTCTTGAAAGACGAGATACATACGGCATGAGGACTCTCAACTTCGCCCTCGTCTTCCAGCGCATCAGCGCACCGGGCAATGCCGTTTATCTGTGCCAACGTCAATGGCGGCTTTATGCCTCGTAACGAGGCGGGCGCGTCGCTCAGTTTATCGTATGGCATAAGTCGCCTCCTGAACATTCATTTGATGGGGTAAACTCACGCACAGCATATGTATATTCTGGTATACAGTGATACTTTACGTGCTGCAATTGCGCCATGGCAACAGCACGATGGGGCGTGTGGAATACTTCACCAGTATCTAGGACGTACCACAGTTTTTTCTCTATAGCCTGAATGCCGTATATCGTTTGTTTATCACTCATGCCATGCTCTTACACGCAAAAAACGCCGCTAGTCTCTCAGCGGCGTTCTGCCTGTGGCAGACGGCTGCTAAAAAGTCAGCGGCGTTTCAATTAAGAACGGCCAGTTATTTGATTGTTATCCCCTACAGTTTATCACATTCCGCCTTCGTTGTCAACTCCACGACCTTTTCCGCCGTCAATTCTGCAATGCGCTCGCGCACGCGCTCGGCGGCGATGGGCGGGAAGGCATAGGCCAGCCGATACGATTTTAGATATCCCCGCATCTTGGAGGTAGGAACGTCAATGTGCTCGCTCAGCTTGCCCACCTCTATGGCGTTCACCAGTTCCAGCATCGCGCGGCGGACGCTGCGCCAGAACTGCTCCTCGTCAGTCCAGGTTGGCTTGGGTGTCATTGGTCTCCAGTGGTGGCAACTCGCGAACATAAAACTGCAATTTTGCTTGAACATCTGGATAATACACTGTCACGCTGTGCAACTGCGCCTGAGCAACGGACGGGAACACGGTATGGAATAACTCCCCTGACGGCAGCGTTAGCCAATTCTCATCGATGTCGCTCCAAATGCCGTATACAACTACTTCTGCTGTCTTCGTTGTCAAGGCAGCCATAGTACCAGATAAACCGGTAAAGCGGATCTGCTCGCCCGGCGGTATAGAAACTGTCTCTGGCCCGCAAGTCATTCCTCATCTCCCACCGCAATCTGCATTATACAGTACCGATATTCGTCAAGGTTCCCTATCCATGCCTTCGTAATGATAGGCTCATCCGTTTCCATTCCCTCCACTACCTCTGCAATGACTCGATCCCCTATCTCCATCACAGCCTGTATATACACCTGGCCCCGCGCCAGTTCTGGATGTTGTTCCAGCAGTTCAAGGAAGCGCGCCTTGACGCTGACTTCTGGCCCCATTATCGCCTTGTCTATCTCCATAAACATCTTTTCGGCAACTGTCTGATTGAACTCTTGCCAGTACTCTGTGAGTAGTGCCTCTCCATACATAAGTTCATCTGATACTTTCATCTCCCCTCCCGGCGCCGCAATCTTCGCCAGCGCCTTTTGTTCTCCTCTGAGTTCGGCCTGGTCTAGTGCCGCCCGTATCTCACGCCCTATTCGCTCAAGGTCTTTGCAGCCAATGTCACCAGGAAGCGTGATCGATGCATCTGGTTCACCCTCTAATATCTTGAAAGATATATTCACCGCCTACGCCCCCTTCGCCGCTATCTTAGCCAGCGCCCGTTTCACCACGTCGCCGAACGCCCCCCAGATGCGCCCGCGCCAGGAGCACAGCACCCGCTCCACCGACTACCCTCCCCGCGCCCGGTGGAAGCCCGCCTGCTTCGCGCCTTGCACGAGTTGGGCATAACTGACGTTCGTACCGATGATACCGCTCGTCATCCGCGCCGTCTGTTTGACCTTCACGGTCCACGACTTGCCCAGCACCTCGCTGGTGGCATAAGCCCTGCCCGTCACGGTGCGCGTGCCAAAGCCGCGCTCGTACCACGAATAGCCGTTCAGCCCCGGCGGCATGTTCGCGCCGGTGGCCGCCGAGTACTCCGCCACGCCTGAGCGCACTACCTCACTCGCTACGCGCATGGCGACCCTAAGCCCCCGCTGAACGTCCTTGGGAAACTGTTTCAGCGCGGCTATGAGTTCGGGCAGGTTCTCTATGTGGAAACCGGCGTCGTCGGGCATTTACAATCCCAGGTCATCGTATGTCTGTTTCCAGACTACTTCAATCATCGGTATCTCCTCGCCTAGTTCAAGCTTCGGCCAGTCGGGATGCTCAAAAACAAACGTAAGTATATGCGTCCCCAGGCACACCGAGGGAATATAAAAGGCGCTGTGGAAAGTCACCCCTTCCGGCAAGCCCTCAATGCACTCCAGCCTGTTGCCGGTCCACCCAACGGTGCATATCTGTTGCCAGAGTTCACCAGATACTTGGACTGCTCTTTTGCCCATTGCTATCCCCTCTCCCTCGCCCTCGCTTCCCGCGCGGCGTCTCTAAAATTCCAGCCCAGCCACGGCCCCTCAGAGACTATCACGTTTTCCAGCGCCGCACAGCCCGCGACCTCGCCCCACGGTGTCGCCAGTGGTCGCGTGCATACCAAGCTGTCACGGTTCGTCCGCCACACGATCACGAATTCATTGTTCGGCAATACATCGGCATTAGTCCAACATCTTCCGTTCGGATGAGCCGTCGGCCCAAATGCCGTAGAGGGAAAGCCCGCCGCCTCATATCCTGCTTCGTGTCCGGCCTGATAACTGTTCGTTACTTCTGTCACGCCGATCATCTTTGCCCGCGCCGCGCTGAACACGAACTTGCCCGGTATCTCCTCGATTATCCCGATCTGCCTGAATAGGTCATTCATCGTGGAGCCTGGCGTATCGAGCCAGGCAGAGATGACTTGGCGCAACGTCTCCTTCGTGGACTTGTTGACGCCCTTCACCAGTTCGGCGGCATGCTTCCGCGCCCACTCTATCGCTTCGGCGTTTGCCAGCGTCCAATCGACTACTATGCCAAACTCGGCCTCGACCGTGGCGGCCAGTATCGTGATGCCACCCGTAGCGGCGGCGGTGAACAGCGGCACGAGCACCGCCATCAACTCTTCATCCTCGTTGCGCCAGAAGTCGGCATCCAGCCGCTTGGGCAAGTCGCCGATGGCCTTGCGGCTCTTTGGTATCCCGGGCGCGAGCCGCTTCTTTATTCGTTCCCGTTGCTCACGCCAGTATTTTAAAAGTGCTGCTTCCCACTCCCGTTCGGCTTTGTCCTTCGCCGCGCCCGATGGGTCTTTCAACCCATCCCTCGTTTCACGGATAGGACGCCCAGTCGAGCCGTCGGTGATCGTGACCTGTTTCAGTATCTTGAAACGTGGCCGCGAAGATGGCCTTGACCTCCTCACTCGTGCTGGCATCCACCAGCAATGCCCTGACGTTTGCTGCCGCATCTGCCGGGATGTGCTCGCTCACGAAGTCGTAGCCGCCGGGTTGCTCACCCTTACCCAGCCGCCGCAGTGCCACCGACTGCCAGCGGCGCAGGTCTTCACGGCACGAGCGGTCTTGCTCGGCCTTCGTCGGCATGGACATGAACGGTAGGCCGCTGCCTGCCTGCGCGGGCTTCGTCGCCAGCGGGACGAGCGTGTTGCCGAGCAGTGCGTCATCCAGTTCTACGAGGCCCAAATCTTTCCGCGCCTCGTCCACCGTCTTGACCTGCCAGTATTGCCGCCGCTCCACGACCAGCAGCTTCCGGTCGCGCGGGCGAATGTCCTCGAACTTGCCGCGCAGGCCATCGCCCCAGCGCGGTATGATGATCTGTGAAGTTATGGCTTCGGCTGTTGCGACGTGCATCGGGTACACGGTGAACTCGATGAGCGTGGCCCTGGCCGACTCGGTGTTGGCCCTGCTTGCTTCCTTCGCCCAGAAGCCGGCGGGGACGCCAAAGACACGGTCTATCGCCTCGCGGTTCTGGATGCGCCCCTCCATGTACTCCAGGTCCTTGTGAGTTGAATCCAGCACCGTCGCCGTCAAGTCGCCAGCGCGGGAGATGATGTATCGCAGGCCCTTCTCGGCCAGCAACTCCTCCAGTTCAGTTTTGCGCGTCTCATAATCGCGTCTCCCCATTTCTTTCGGCAGACCCAACAGGAGACGCAGGGAGGCCTCTTTTATGAAAGTATCCCTGTTCCAAGTCGCCGCTGAATGATCTGTCTCCAATTCCAGCTTCGCCGCCGACAGCGCCGACAAGCCACGATGATAGTCGAAGATGTTCGGCGTGCGGAAATAACACGTCTTCTCGACAGGGATGGGCTCTGGCTTCTGTCCATGGCGCGGGGTGTAGAGGAAGCCCGCGATGTACTTCGTCGGATCCGGTATCGGCCTCATGCGACTGGCAGGAATGGGCAGGAGCTGCATCAAGCCGCCAGCGTTGTCCTCCACCTGCCACCAGTATGCCTCGCCGCGCACCAGCAGCCACCAGGCGGTATATTGCAGCACGAATGAGCGATCCATGAAGCGGCTGTCGGGGTTGGGGCGGGATTGCAACGTCTCATATTCGTGCCCCTCTACCCGCGCCCATTTGCCGTCGCTCCCCTGTTCCTCGACGTAGAAATCGGCGCGCGAGAATTCACGCGTGATCAATTGCGCGTCCGAGAAGGCCCACGGCGACGTGACGGCCCGCCGTTCCGTTCGCTGCTGGGCCTCGTCGTCCATCGTCGGCACGTCCAGCGGCCCAAAGCGCGGAGCCTCGCCTCGCAGTATCGTGGAAACAGATACGCTGCTGCCCCGATCATCCGCCTTGGCATAGCCCATCCCGGCTATCTGCCTGTCAATCCATTGTCTCACGCCCATAAGTTCGTCCTATGCGTGGCCGAAAGGGAACACCTGGCCCGCATCTATGCCGTGCCAGGCCAATGCCATAGCCGCGATGCTATCCGGTAGGTGGCCACTGCCATACACATCATCCACCGATGCGTACTTGTGCTCGTTGTACATGAACTCAATCATCGGCGCTTCGACCTCGCTGTTTTCAATAGCGGCGATGTAGTTAGTGAGCAAGTCCCAGCGAGCCCGGCGAACCCCGCCTGTCATCACGAATCCCGTGGCGGCGGCGTTCAGGTGGTCGCCCACTACATCACCCACGCCCGTACCATCGTGCGTACCGCTGCCGCTATACCGCTCCAGCCGCTTGTCGAACTTACCGACCATCACCGGCCAGGGCAAGCGTCCCATGCGCTCGAAGGTTACTACGCGCGCCGGCTGTACGTCCGCGTTCAGCGTGACGATGACCGTCCAGTCCTGCTTCTTGGCCCAATCTGCGCCGGTAGAATATGATACTGGCTGGAGTTTTTCACCGTCGCACTCAGGACATCGGTCGCCAATCTCTGCTACTATCTCGCACTCTAGGCATCGCATCAGCGGCGGCTCAGCCTCAATATATTCCCCGCTACGCCCGATGAACTCACCGAGCGACTTCTTGAACATCGCCTCGACCGACTTGGGCTGGATGGCGCGGGATTCAGGCGACGGCTCTTGCAAGTCGTATTCCACGTCCCACATGGCAACCGTCACGTCCTGGCGTTTGCCCTCGACCTCTGCGGCGTCAAGCCAGCCTGCCTCCGTTTCTTTGTAACACCACTCGTGAACTTTCCAGCCCTTCTCCGCCGCTCGTTTCAGCGCCTCCGTCATCGTGCCATCGGCATGCTGGTGAGTGCTGGAAACGACCGTCTGCGCCGGGATGCCGTCCTTGCCCATCGTCTGGCCCATCGCGGCGTCAAAGATGGATAATTCCATCTCATCCACCTCGTCCAGCCGAAGGCGCTGAGGATGAGGCCCTCTGACACTGCGCGGACTCGCCAGCAGTGCCTTGATGACGTTGCCCCAGGCCAGCCGCGTCTCCCGTTTCAGCGGGTCGGAGGCCAGCAGATTGGAGGGCGCGCCCTTGTAGTTCCAAAACTGGCGGGCATACTTATGCACGTTCTCAGACTGCTCACCGCTGCCGCCGAGTATGTTTACGTCGGCCTTGAGAGTGACCGCCTCGGTCAATCCCAGCAGGGCCAGCAAGAACGACTTGCCGCCAAAGCCGCGGCTGGCCTTCCACACTGTCACGCGATTGCGGGCGAAGTAGGCATCGGCAAAAGCGCGCCAGGGCGTGCTGTGATTGGGGCATACTTGCACGTCCGGTATCTCCACGCCCCAGGCCACGCGCACAAACTCGCGCAGGCTGTCCTCATCTGTTATAGGCAGGTGGAAACGATGCTCAATTGCCATCAGTGTCACCGCTTGGTGTTCCATGCTCTATAATCACAATTACGTTTGCCAGCGGCTTCCCGCCACTCTTTATATCCAGTGCCTTCGGTGCGTCCAGGCCCAGGTATCGCGCCCGTCTATCCATTATCCTGAGCACACGATCAACGGCTCCCTGGTGGCCCTTGAGTGCTGCGGGCCACAGCCCGCGCAGCATCTTGTTGAGGCGGTACTCCTCCAAAGTGCGCATTGCCTCGGCATCTTCTTCAGATAGCTTTGCCAGATTACGCAGCGCCCGCGTGACGTCCCTATGTGCCTGTTGCCTTGATACATCAAGTGTCTCACCTATCAGGCGATAGGAAGCCCCAGCGCAGCGTAAATCAAGTGCCTGCTTTCGCCGCACTGCCGCTCGCTCCCTCGCACCTTTCGTATTTCCCTGTCTCGCCATGTCACTTTTCTATTGTCACAAAAGTGGCAAGGATGATGCGCATCTCCATCACGCGATTGCGAATGTCCATCACACCTCCCCGCGCAAGTCGGCCCACACCTCTAATAAAACTCCGACTGCTGGATGACAAAGTAACTCTCCGCCGCTGCTACATTCGTACCGGTGCCCTCGAACCTATGATACCAGACGCCATCGTTATCGATCGTCAAGTCTACGTGATAATTGCCAGTGCCGTCCTTGACCAGCTCATCATCAGTGCCGTAGACGTAGCTGGCCTCCACGCCCGCCGGCGTCTGCCAGCGAAAGGTGAGGGTAGTCGGGTCGGCAGCTGCGCCGTCGGCATCGGTAAACGCAGCGGAGCAACGAACGACATCTCCTATGTCATAAGTATTAGCCATTGCCTACCTTGTCCTGCGTTATCACCGCATCAGACACCTTGATGCCTAGCGCCGGTGGCTTCTTCAGCTTCTTGCGTTTGCGTTTGCGCTTTTTCTGTCCATCATTCATGGGTATTGTGTACCGTCCATATCAATATGTTTACAAAAGATATTCGTGTCCACCAAGAATGGAAACTCCATTGCCTGATGCTCGTCCCAGCCTGCCTTTGTCAGATAGTCACCCTCCATCACACGGGTGCACCAGGCCAGGTCACTTGTGCCAGATGTGACATTGAACTGTTCCGTCTCAGGATCGAACCAGGTGGCACGTGGCGTGTTGAATACCTTGCGCGTCAGATCGCGCCTTCCGTCAGGATGCTGGATTAGATATCCCTCGCTATCTTCCCACATTGCGCGCAGGATTGCACAATGTATGAGCACACAGCCGGTCGGCACGCCATCACACCAAACCAAGTCGCCGAACTCCCAGTCGTCATAGAAACTTGTGCCACGGCCCCGATAAACTAGCGGGACGCTAGGGCGGTGACGGGTGTAATACAGTCCGCTCACAACCGGCGTCTGAGCCTCGCGAATGTAATCATCCAACCGCTTGAACGTATCGGGCGGCAATATTACATCATGCTCAATTAACAGAAGCCATTCAAAATCACCCTTGACCGCCTCGCGGACTATTAAATTCTGCGCATCGGCCACCTGGTAACGTAGCGGGATATAGGCATTGAGATATTGAAGCATCTGAACCATACTCCAATTCGGCGGGATGACCTGACCATATCGGCCCGTCACCCACTCCACACGTACCAAGCCAGTGGTGGCCGTGCCAATCAATAGCCGGTTGACATAGCCCGGATCTCCGCTGTCCTTAATGATAGTACGGTAGGGACGGATCGGTGGCTCTTTGAGAAGCGGCCCGCGATAGCGATCGCCTGCCTTACGCTCTAACTCGCCCAGGCGCTCACGAAGTTGGGTTAGTTCAGACTGGATGTCTTCACTCATTACGCTTCACCAGTATAACCTCAATATTCGCATTCGGCGACCAGACCAGGTATTTGATGCGCCATGGCTTGGGCCGGTAAATCTCGTAGAGCCTACCGCCCACCCGTGGGCACTCAGGATCAAAATATGACCAGGTGGCTTCATTGATTTGATTACAGTGAGTCGGGTCTTGTAGATAACCCTGACTGCTGCCGTGTGGACAAGAGATAGCGAACTCTCCGCCTGACTTCATCACGCGCCATGCCTCATCCATGAAGCGAATGAAGCCACCGCCTGCCGGGTTAATATGCTCTACCAGATGAGAGGCCATTGCCACCAGCACGCACTCGTCCGGCAACGGCCACGGATATTGCTCTACATCGTGAACTATGTCAACCGCCGATAGGTCGCGCTTATCTAGATTGACAAAGCCATCCTGCGGATTCGCGCCGCCGCCGATGTCCAGGCGGATACCTGATTTCTCTGCCAGTAAGGCCTCAATGTCCATTGGCATAACCAGGATATTCACGACATGATAATATCGTAAGTTACATTGACGTCCTGATTTGTGGCACACGAACTAGACGCGAACGTGTTACCAGAGAAGATCGTGCCGCCGCTCGACGTGTTGAACAATCCAACGTTAGAGATGTTACGTGTAGCGGTCACGAAACTGTCCGAACTGCCAAACGTTGCCGTGAATCGGCAGGTCTTGCTGGCCGAGGACGTGGCCGCCGTGATGGTCGTCCGCTTGTCCGTTTCGCCCTGCAAGCTTGTGTCTGCCGCGCCGGGCTGTGAGCCCGTGCCCAGGGCCATGTGCGTTACCTGTTTGCTTCCGGCGATGGCCCCAATCAAACTAACCAGATATTGATTGAAACCCAGATTGACTATTGTGTTTCCCACCCAGCCCGAGTCGCCCACCAATTGTCCGTTCTTCATGAGATGGATACGAAACATTCCGCGTATCCCAACTGTTTGCTCTACCACCTTTTGTGCCTGCGCTTGCATCGTTACCTCCTGCCTATGTTATATTCTAGACACATCCGTAATTGAAACACCGTAGACTATCTCATCGACTATTGAAACGCCATAGACCGCCTCATCTGTTATCAAAACGCCGTAAACTACCGCATCGGAAATATCGACATCTACTAGCCTGCCTGGCAGCGTTACCGATATCAATTCAGTGATTGCCACAGCCTCAGTTACCGTAACGGAATAGTCAAGCAGGCCGCCGATTGACACACTCTCCGTGAGCGTGACATTATCTAATGCCGAGGCTGCTATCTGCAACGGATCGGCGTCAACATCCTCTGCTACGCCAATAGCCTCACTCACCGAAACATCTAGTGACCATGTAGGCAAAACTGTTTCGGTGATTGAAACAGAATCAGATACACTCATCACCAGCGTATCTGTGGCCGTGATCGCGTTCTCAGATAACGAGACGACTTCACTCACGCTGATGTTCATCGCACCGGCCACGGCGACGTAGACCGTCACGCTTTCGCTGACCGATATATTGTCAGATACACCGGCGGCCAGTGCCTCTGTAGCGGTGGCCACAGATTCGGTTAATGAGACAGTTTCACTTATATTGACGCTGTAAGCGCCCACCTCGGCAACACTAACTGACACGCTCTCAGCGATTGAAACATTATCACTTGCGTCGGCTTGTACAGTTGAGATTGCCAGAGATACGTTCTCGGAAATGGAAACAGTATCTTGCACTGCCGGTGCAATGACTACTGCTATGATGACACTCTCTGCAATGGATGCATTATCAGATACGCCAATCGCCGGCGTACTTACGGCGACTATTGTAGATTCAGATAGAGCCGCCTCATCACTAACACTAACACTGCGTGTGGTGGCGGCGATAATATTCGCCGCTGTGCTCTCTGCTACACTTACATTGTCACTGGCGCCGGCCTGAGCATTGGCGATTGCCAGCATGACAGATTCCGCTGCTGTTACATTCTCAGAGACATTGGCCAATGCCGTTGAGATAATTGCCGCCGTGCTTTCTGTAGCCGCTATAGAATCAGATACCGATGCGGCAAGGGCAGCCACGCCTCCTGCCACGTGCCAGATACGCGGCGGTGCCGGGTAGATCATCGGCGGATGCGCCGCGATGCTCGGCGTATTATAGGCCGTCATGTCGTGGCCGCCAATCCTATCCTGGTCCTCGTCTCGGATCAGGGACCAATAGGACACCAGGCTTTGCGGCTTGATAAACAATGGTGAGAAATAGTTGGCCAGGATAGTCGCATCTGCATCACCCAGGGCCGTGTCCCATACAGCGACTTCAGTCACGTAGCCGTTGAAATACTCGCCAGGAGTGCTGTCTCCCGTGCGCGCTATGCTCGTTCGATCTACCCCGGTGGGCGAGCGGGAACCGGAGTTTGTGCCCTTGTTTCCTCCATTGAGATAGATTGCCCGGCTGTTCGATGCTGCTTCCACGACCAGGAGGTGATACCAGGTATTCAGGCTAAAACCCGCCGTCGTGGTGGCGGTGCTTTGAGCTGCTGAGGCGCGCGCGGTCCAGTTTGCTGACGAGCCGTCACTGTAGAGCAGTAATCGCCAGTATTCGTTGTTGTCCAGGTCCTTGTCGCCGAGCCAGAACGGAACCTGCCATGCGTATGACAGGTTGTAGCACCACATGCTTACCGAAAATGGTGCAGCAGTAACGACAGGGGTGTCGATCTCCAGATATTCACTTGAACCAGAGGCGAAGTGACGGGCCACCGGTTAGGTCTCCTTGAGCTCTACTAAGAGTAGTTCCATATCTCCCGTTGCGTCATCATTGACGGCATCACGCGTGGCTTTGTATCGAAATCCCTCGCCAACTGCGATGGAATCCATCTGTGCGCCGTTAGTGAAAGTGATAGCGACGATGTCTACTAGGCCACTTGTACCTGGCACTGTGATATTGTCTACGCTTTGCACTGCTGCAAAGCCATCAGAGTCGATGTCCTGTTGCTGGTCCCCAATACGCTCAAAGGAGCCGTCCTGATCTACAGTGTTAGCCGTCGCCGATGACATGGCGTAGTGGTGATACGCCGTGACGCCGCCGCCGCCGTAGTTGCGGGGCATGACGGCAGAGAAGACGGCGCTCTCGTTGGTGGAGGCATCTGCATCTAGAACCGGATGTGCATTCCTTGTATCCAAGGTCATTGGATTGGATGCCGGCGGCTCATTATGCAAGGGCGTGAATACACATAACGTATCACCTGAAGCCATTAGTTCACCTCCCCGAATACGCGTCGCAGCATTGAAATGCTCACCCTTGCCAGTGCCACAGCGCAGAATAAAATCGTCTTTTGAGATTGGGTGAGCGCGTTGCGTGCAGCCTCCGGCAGAGCAGAATTGTAGGAGGCTTGGTTGTCATCAATCCACGTGTCCGTGGCGTCAATGGCATCCCTTAACTGCTGCTTTGAGAGTGCACCCAGCGCCTCCCGCAGATTACTCCAGTAGCGCATGAGTCCGCGCCAGATGCGGGCGCGGTCGGTGTCTGATAGTTGTACCATTACTCTCTCCTGTTCAGGGCTGCGGTGGGTAGGGTGTAAACGTCGGGTAATACGTCGCCGTGGGCCGGGGCGTGGGCGTTGGCGGGCAGATTTTGGTAGGGCGGCAGGTCGGGATCGGGGCCGGCGTGAGGGTCGGCCGGGGCGTGAGGGTCGGCTGATCAGGATGAGGGGGTGGACACGTCGGATCAGG